TACGTATACATATACATATACATATACATATAAATATTATATAAATCCGCGTTTTAAATGTCCAAAAGTGTATAAAATAGAAAACCAATATAAACACATTACGATACATTTTATCATATAACCAAACATGTTTCGTAAACTAATAACAATGCCTGTAAGAAGTAATATGTATAATAGAAGAGGCTTCTCTTCTTCTTGTAATAATCAATGTAATAATCAATGTAATAATCAATGTAATAATCAATGTAAGTTACATGAACTAACTAACAATTTGATAAAACAAGAACGCCTTCTTAAAACCATTGATGACAAAATTGGTATGTTATCAATCATGTTATTTACCAATGTTGTGCTGTCAATCTTTTGTTAACCTTTTTACAAAATAAAATATATAATATGCTTTCATCGAAGCATATTATATTCAAAACTGAAGTTGTTTTGGCGCAACCTTTTTCACGAAGTTATGAAAGGTTGCTTAGGATATCTTTCTCGTAGGAATATCACTAGACACAATATAAATGGAATTCTCGGTAATAATAATATACTCGGTCGCCGACTTGTAAAACTTTGCAATAGGGCTGGTATACTCCTCAGCGGACTTCACGAGAAGCTTCTCGCCTGACTCACGCACACCCACAAGCGCCTTCTTGTCAACGGACGCAGTCCAGTAATCCAACATGATTGGCTTGTCCTCGACAATTGCCAACTTACTCGCATGTTGTAATGTTACATCAGACGGGAGACGATAGTTAGGAGTGGCGTTAGCAGTAGAAGCAGCATTAGAAGCAGCATTAGAAGCAGCAGTAGTAATAGCACTAGACGTATTAGCCGATTTATCAGACATTTATATTAGTTTTTGATTTAAAGTCTTTAAATACTTATAAACATTATTTAATATTATTCTTTAATATTATTCTTTAATCTTAGGAACTTTTTTTAAACAAAAAATAATAATAAAGTAAAATATAAATAAAATGAAAGGAACAAAACAAAACGGTCAGGCTTTAGTAATAGATAATCCATACTACATAATAAGTCGCACAGAAAATTACAAGGCAAAACACACCCATTCTGTTCAAGACATACTAACAAAATTTGTTAGTGTATTAATAGAATATTTGTCACTGATTGAAGAAAAAATACATATGAAAAACCAAGACTGTTACAAGTTCATTGTAATGCGTGGTCTAGAAACAATCATACATGTATTTTCCATGTTGTTTTATTATACCCAAAATTTGGATCTAACATATTACCACAGTCAAAAAGCCTATTACTTTTACATTGAATTTATTGAGCAAATATCCGACGACAATGTATCGTTTTTACAACTCAGCTCTAGAGACGCAACTACATTTGTTTATAAAAAGACAATATACGAGATTAACAGTGAATATAAAAAGACATTTCGAGAGCTCTTAACCGAAGAAAAGGCGGCATTACATTACGTAGACACCTATATGTATATTTATAAAAACATTGTATATTATTGTCTTCAAAACTATAATGACAATAAAAATGACAAGTTCTTATCCTTAACAAAAGTCCACAATTTAGACCTGAATAAAACAAAGTTGAAACAACATCATTTGGATAATATTTATTTATTTACAAATCTGTTGGCATATTCTAGTAATAATCTAAATATAAATACAGGAATAATAGAAGAATTTATCAAAATTTTCTTGTCAAAGAAAAAACTTCCGGATACGTCTGTTATCAGGCAAAATATATATCATTATTTTGACAATGATATAAATATAAATATAAATACAAAATTAGAACAGATATTTATATTATAAAACAGTAATCAACTTCTTTCGGATCTTCTTCTTTTTGTTTTTTATATTATTATGACTTTCCATGTCAATCAATCCCTGATATATTTCGGAAAACTCTGTTTTTAACAATGTCTTTAAAAATTCGTATATTTCAACTAGCACATTCTCCTCACACATTCCAACAATAAGCACGCTTCCTGTTCTGAAAACCATAAAGGATACTTCAGTTAGGTTACTCATATTTGTATTTTCTATATTTAAAGCATCTGCTGTTTTTTCTGTTTTTAAAGGTTCTGTGGTGATATTGTTTTTTAAAGCCTTAGCAGTTGCGGTTTTAGCATTTTTAGCATTCGTCTTAGCAGTAGCACCTGTTTGGATGCCCGTTTGGATGCCCAATTCACTATTATAATAGAATTTGCTTTGAATTCCGGGATAAGAGCACGGGTCATAAATTGCCTGAATATTGTATTTGTATTTTAGAATGTCATACAGGCGCTCTCTGTCTATATAAAAGCCACAATTAAAATTGGAGTTGATTAACACAGTGTCGCTCTTCTTATTATATTCCAGTTTCTTCTCACTATACGGCTGTAAAATCTCGATAATGTTTTTCAAAACAAGCTCAAACATCATATCGTTTTGAACCCCGGGTATCTCCATTTTGCCAGTATTGAAGACCTTTATATGAAACTCGCGAAACAGCCCATCAATCTTTAGACGTATTATCATTACAAAGCAATTGTAAAACGCCTGCTTCTTCTTTGAGCGATAACTCATAATGTCCTTCTTGGAAATACCAACCGTGACCTTGCGAATGTCCTTGAATTTAATGCGCCCATTTGGGTTGTCGATGTGCGACATAACGTGCTCTTCATAATACAGCTCCGTTTGAAGTCTTTCTTGAATAATATTTAATTCCTCTAGCGTCTTTGAATTAAATTTTATTTGTTTTTTTATTACACCATTTTTAGCAGTAGCATAAGGAATTATTGGAATGTCCCAGAATATTTTCAAATCGATCGGGTCGGTTAGATACGCAATCTTCGATTTTGTGGAAATATAGATGTCCGATGGTTCCGGTATAGCAACATTCGAACTATTATTACTGTGAGTTTTATTAGCAGACACGTGTTTCATTTTGGGAACAAATGAATTCATTGTGTTGCCAAATACATCCCTGTCTTCACATTCACCTTCATTATCGCTTAAATCGCTGTCATTTTCGTTTTCACTTATATCACCTTTATCATCTCCTTCGTTTTCGCTTATATCACTATTGGTATCACTTAAATCCTCTGTGTGGCTAGTTATGAAACTAGACCATTCGTCATCTATATTACAATCGATAACAGCCTTTTCTTTCACTCTTGGGACTTTTTTCACCCTTTTATTAATTGTTTCTGTTTTTGAACTTAAAGCCAACATTGTATTCCTTTGATTATTGTCTTTAAGCCATTTAATTATATATATAATTCAATTTTTATTTTCGTAATACAATATAACAAATGTTGAGCAAAAAGTTGTTCGTCATCCATGAAAGGGACATTTCGACGCCATTTTCACAAATCTCCCCTACTTCGTTGAAGAATATTAAGGAATACAGTTTTAAGGAATATAGCTTAAAGCAAAATGTATTCGACCCGTCTAAAAGCTCGCCTCCGAATGACTTCATGATGAAGCTCAAACTGAGAATGTCTATTTATAGTGATAATGGAAATAATGGCAATAATGGTAGTGATAATTATAATGAAGTAGACAATTTAGACAGAGAATAATTCACATAATGACTGTTTTTACAGTCCTCAAAGTGCATGATGTTTTCAACAAAGTTAAGGAATGGCGTCGAAATTTGATGAGCCTTATTGCGAATAATATAATTCAGAAAATCCTTGATTATATTTTTTTTATCAATGTTGTATCTAGAACTGGTTGTATTTATGAAGCCAATAATGTTAGCCCTAGGCACGGATTTGTCTTTTATCATAGTATACAGTGCCAACCATACAGTCTCATCGATGATATTAAAATCGTCGTCTTTGATGTGCTGATTCGACTGCATGAAATTAATCATGCTTCGAATATCGGACTTGTATAGCTTCTGAATTAGACCCAGTGATTTGTCCGTCATATTCAGTTTTTCGGAGACAGATATATTTTTTAAAAAGGCAATGATATCATGCTCCGGTAGCTGATTGAAACGCAGACGTAAGAATTCGTTCTGTAGACCTTCATCAATGCGACTAATATAGTTACATATAAGACAGAAACGCACACCACTTGTATATGTTTGTAGCAAATATCGTAACGCCTGTTGGGCATTTTTGGTCATATAATCGACTTCGTCCAAAATGACGAATTTGGTGCCCTGGTTAAACAGCGATTTGGAATTTACAAACTGATTAATTTGATTTCTTATAATATCAATGCCGCGCTCGTCGGATGCGTTCAGATGTATCATTAGTCCGTGATTTTTCTGACCGAGAACCTCTTGATACGCATTCACAAGATTAATAATGGTCGTCGTTTTGCCGGTGCCAGGGGGACCAAAAAATAACAGATTGGGGAAATAGGAGGTTTTAATAATATTTGTTAGTATCTTCTTATTTAAAGGGTCTAAAACAATATCATCGAACTTCGTCGGTCTGAAAAGCTCGACCCAAGGTGTTCCAGTCATTTTAAATATTATTATAAATAATATTTAATATCTTTTCATTTGTTCTATTCTATTTTATATTTCATTTTTAAAACAGGTTTATTATAAATCTTCATTTTTCTTTATCCAATCCGTTACTATTTTGTAATTGTCAGCATGTTCTTTTTCCTTGATAGCAATAGTCGATGTGTCACTTGAAAAAAATCCAGTCCCAAATATCGTAAATCCTTGTATATTGTTTTCAACCGATTTACCTATGTGTATATGATATTCGCCTTTATATATATCAATCATTGTAATGTATCTTGTATTTATTAAATAATTTGTGAGTTTAAGAAATTTAGACATTGTTTTGTATTTATAATAGAAGTTGGTTTGTTAGTTCTAAGTCTTTTTTATAATGGTTTTTTTAAAATGACTTTTAAACAATGAAAAGTAAATATAGGTTAGAAAACCTATTTAGAAATATTCATACAATTTATACTAATATTCAAAATGACTGCAAATATTTGTATTGAGAACCTTTATAAAAACGCGTACTTAGAGCTAATTATTGGTCCCATGTTCTCCGGCAAGACCAGTCGCCTAGTCGACATTTACAAACAGTGTAAGTTTTGTAATATTCCCGTTGCCGTTATAAATCACTGTATTGACGACCGGTATCACGACACTCTCTTGTCGACCCATGACAAAGTTATGATACCTTGTATTAAGACCGACAATTTAACAAAGATATTAACCAATATTCAAGATGCGCAAGTTATCATCATTAATGAAGGTCAATTCTTTGCTGATTTATATGAAGTGGTTGTTAGTTTGTTGTCTTTGGGAAAGAAGATTTATGTTGGTGGATTGGACGGCGATTTCGAACGCAAGAAGTTCGGACAAATATTGGATCTAATACCGTTGTCCGATAAGGTGACTAAACTGACTTCACTGTGTAGCATGTGTAAAGATGGGACACCTGGGATTTTTTCAAAGCGTATTACTAGGGAAACTGAGCAGACGGTCGTGGGATCCGATAACTATATACCAGTTTGCCGAAAATGTTACTAAGAGAAAATATATATTAAAATGATTTAAATTGATACACCTATTTAATATACAACTAACAAATAATGCCTAGAAAGTCAAATGCTGCCAAAATTACTGATATAGTTCCTGATACTGTAGTTGCTAATACAGTTGTTCCTGACACTATAGTTACGAATACGGTTGTTCCTAATACTGAAGTAAAAACAAGAAAACCTAGAGTGTCTAAAAAAGATATAAGCGCAAACGAAGTAGCAGCAATAAATAAAAACGAAGTAGCAGCAATAAATAAAAACGAAGTAGCAGCAATAAATAAAAACGAAGTAGCAAAAGAAGTTGTAAAAGACGCAGTAGTAGAAGCAAAGCCCAAAAGAGGCAGAAAATCCAAGCAAGAATTGTTAACTGCCTTGAATGCTACTACTACTACTACTTCTACTTCTACTACTCCTATAAAGAATACAGTAGAATTAGTTGTAAATGAGAAACAAGAACAAGATTTTAAACAAGAAAAACAAGATTTAAAGGAAGAACCAGAAATAAAGGATGAAAACGATGATGACGTAGATCTAGATAAAAAAGACGGCGACGATGTGAAAACAACCAAGAAACGCGGTCGCAAGCCAAAAGGCGGCAAAATCATCCAAAATTTTGTAGCAAATGAGACACAAAAAATCGACAAACCCAACATCATCCTTCATCTTAAATGCTCGTTAAAAGACCTCCAGCAACCGTCATCCTGTTTAGTCGAATCATATAATTTCAACTCGGGGAACCTAAATTACGACTTGCTCAATAAAAACGAGAACATTACAAGACCAACTTTGCCGGTTTCTAATTCAGGAGGTGGAGGTATAAATGATATCAAAGGATTTAACATTATGGTGAATCCAAATTTAGGAAAGAATGAAAAAATCAGAGATACAGAGACAAATGATTTAAAGAATGAAAAAATCAGAGATATAGCAAAGTATAGAGAGAGCGACTTGGATTTGTCTAGAAACAATTACAGCAGTTACAACAACGACGACGACGATTACGACGACGACGACGAAGATGACGAGGTCGACAACAAAACCTGCTCAAAGAATGTGTGGCGCAAGTTGAAGCAATTAGAGCACAATTTACATATTAACAACGTCAACAATAAGAAGTCCGCCTGCTTTTGGTGTACATGTGACTTTGACAATCCCCCGGTTTACGTGCCCAAGCATTACATCAATGGCACATATCACGTGTATGGCTGCTTTTGTAGTCCAGAGTGTGGTGTAGCGCATCTAATGAATGAGCCAATTGATAGCTCGGCGAAGTTTGAGCGCTACCATTTATTAAATCATATTTATTCAAAGATTTATGACTATAAGAAGAATATTAAGCCAGCACCGAATCCGTATTATATGTTGGAGAAGTTTTACGGCAATTTGTCTATCCAGGAATACAGGTCATTGCTAAGAAATGAACGTCTGTTTTTAATTGTGGATAAACCATTGACCCGAATTTTGCCGGAGCTTCATGAGGATAACGATGAGTTCATATTAAATAACAAAATAATCGCGAGCAATAATTATCAGTTGAAGTCGAGGATGCAGAAGAAGAAGCCGAGCAAGGGGCTAATTATGAATGAAAAATTTGGGTTGGCTGTGTAAAAAGATTTAAAAATAAATATTTGTATATATTAATAATAAAATGTCACAAAATAGTAATTATAGTCGTCCATATACACCTCAATCTATTACTGCTGATAATGAGAGGTTGGCTAATAGTAATAGGACGTATAAGGTTGCTAAAAATCAGTTTAATATGGATCTAGCTGAAACTAGCAAATTACATACTTTAAACGAAGAAATAGCGGTAGAGGGTAACGACGTCAATGAATATGATACAGGCAACGGTAGTGATGTGTCAGATTATGGGTCAGCCAAAGGTGAAGACAGCCCGTTGTCAGATGATTTTATGTCAGCCATAGGTAGTGAAGGTACTGAATTTAATGATGAACAAGGTACAATCTTCAATGGCGTTTGTTTTTTAGCGACAGATATGGATGGTCAAGTTCAACTCAAAGATTGTATTGATAAGTTTAATATAGTCATACCTAGTCTTTTTGGAAAGGATATTGAAAATTTAGTAAAGCTAACTTTTATTGACTTGATTCAGTTAACAAAAAAGGTTGTAAATGAAGAAAAGGAGATCAATATCATGAAAGACATTGCATTTAAACCGAGTGTAATAACAGACAAACAAGAAGAAGAAAAAGACAAATCAGTACTAGGACCATTAAAAAGAGCTCGCGAAGGATATGATAATGATAATGATGATAATGATAATGATAATAATTATAATAAACAAATAAAACACCGGAATCTAAAACTAAATATAACAAGAGATGAAGAAGATCTTATATCTGGTTTATTTTTAGTAAAATCTCAGACATCTGCTAGTTTCATCCTTCCAGCAAATTTACTATACAAAATATCAAATATCATATCATATCAACTTTATACACATGCGTTATCACAATTAAAACCAGAATCAGAACCGAGACAATTGCTTATTCCTGATAATCCAATTGAGGGATTTTTAAATGATTATAACAGAATTAATAATTTTAGTCAAGGTTCCAAAATGGATGATGACAGAATCAACTTAGATGAAGGTAACAATAATGACCCCCCTGGTGATTATGACGGCGGCGACTTAGACGAAGGAGACGATTTTGATTATCAACCACCTCCGGAGTATCATGGAGACGATTTTGCCAAAGGAAGCGACTTAGACGATTTTGATTATCAACCACCTGGGGGTTATGATACAGATTTTAGTTTTTTAAACGAAGAATTACACGTTTTAGAAAACATTCAGCTAAATTATACATCAAGTAAAATTAGAGACATTGAAACAGAAGTCAAAAAAGAATTATCGAAGGGAGATAAAACAAATATTAGTTATTTATGTGGATTATTATATAATTTGTCAATTTTTTATGAAGTTCAAGAACTAAGTAACTCGTCGAAGAGTAGCTTAGATGTGGCAGGTGGAGGAGGTGAGATGTCGGATAATTCATCTTCATCAGGCAGTGAACGTGAATTTAATAAAGACACAATTAAAGAGTGCGTTGCGGTTTATGAATTTTTGTGCTTGGAATCCCCAATTTTAATGCTTATTTTAAGCATTAATGATTGTTTTGATGACAATTTTAAAAATAATCCGAAGACGTTGGTATTTAATGATGAAATATTGAGTACAATGCGAGAAATACAAGGTTATTTAAATATTTTAATTCAAGGTGGGGGTACTCCTCTTGAAAAAAATATAGATTTTATAACAATGATTATTAAAACTGAAGAGGATATAATAAAAGACTTTATATACGACGGCGGTGAATGTATAGGTGTAAAAAATAAAGGAATGTCAGGAGGTGGAAATAGTAGTATAATCCAAGAGATAGCTTATGTCAAATTATCAGGGGATGAAACTGAACATGATTTATCTCCAAAAACTGGAAGAATAAAGGAAATTTTGAAAAAAATAAAAAATAGTAGTATTTACGATAATTTGTTTGACAAAATAAAACAGTGGTATAGTCTTCCTGGTAATATTGTTACTTTTCCACCACTAGTCCCAGGTAGTGAAGACGAAAAGTTATACAATATTATCAATCGTCCATTTCCTGGAGAGAGCAGTTTTTATAAAAATGTCTGGGAATATTTATTATTAACATATCCTGAACGGTTTGACATTGTATATGCTGCCGATAAAACATTTGTGTTCAAGGCAAGCAACACCGTTTTATCACCTTCCGCAATAGAGGCTTTAAGACAAGATTTACCAACAGGGGGTACCGAAAGTGATGAAGCAGTTAAAGAAAGGGTTTTTACAGAATGTAGAAACCTATTATTAGGAGATATATACACAAAATATGAAAAAGATATACCATTGTTGTTAAATCCACGCGATACTATAAATGAGTTTCATGCAACAGTAATGGAGCCAAATGTAACAATAATGGGTTCAAAAGGAGAAAATTATTTGGGTGTAGCACAAGATATGGTTTTATCCAAAAAAACATGTACTGGTTTTAATAGTATGGGTCTTATAAAACACGACTATGATAATATAATGTTAAGTAACCCTCGTCCCGATGTTGATAATCTTACCGACCTATTTTTTCCAGGGGATAATAGTTATCTTTCAGGACAAATAACACATATGAATAAAGCGGCTGAAATGATGCCTGAAGTACTTATGTATGCTACTATTTTTGACCCAGCTTTTACTGGAAACAATGCTGATCTAGAGAACATGACACTGAAACAATCGCCACAATTATTTGCAATGTATGTAGCATTAGGAATACCAGCGCCATTTACAATCGATGATATTAAAGCTCAATTTGGCGCATTTATTGTTGTAGCAGACATAAGCGCAGCAAACAAATGTCTTAATGTTTTAATTAATAATAAAAAAATAATTACTAGTAGTGAATTACTTAATAATGGTTACCCCATAAATGCTGGCTCTCCTACGGCCAATGGTTTAAAATATTATTATGGTCCTGTTGAAGATAATAGAGAAGCATTTACAATAGGAATAGGAGATTTTGCTGTTTCATCAGTTGTAGAAACAATAATTTTTTTAAAGGCGGCTTTGGATTCTATGAATATTAATTTAAATGATCCTTACAATCACGCTGCGTTACAACGTATAATAGACAATTGTACTAGTTATAATTATATTCGTTTATATAAATATGCTCATTTTGTAATAAATCATACGGATTTTCGGTTTGATAGAACCTGGCAGGTTTTTTTTGTAATAATTGTATACGCAAAAACAACTGGTGATAGAAAACAAAGGGAGACTGCTGATATAATTAACAGTTTTATTAAGTATAGAGACCCCAGATCAAATAAGGATGAATATTTTGATAATTATCCTGATCATCCCAGTGAGTTCGCAGATATAATGACTATATTATATCCTGATGCCACCGAAGATGATGTTCTTCCTCATACGGAAACATTGACAGAAATAAATAAAATTTTAAAATTAGTTGCTTTGTACACAGATGATCAAATAATGGCAACTGCTACTGGCTGTTCAAAAACAATCATTTTAAATAGTTTAAAACCATCTGTAGATTTGTCGCCTGAATCTGAAGCATTTATGTGTTTATGGCAAGAAGATATGAAAAAATATATGGGGGCAGCCTCATCATCCGGAGGAGGGGTTTTTATAAGTTTTGGAGATGGGTTATACGCAGAAGATCTAGAAGCACAGCGGAACATAAAAAAAGAAGAAATAAACACATCATTAGCACTGATATTTTATAAACTTTACTCAGATGAATTTAAGGCTGGTAGATTCGATGAAGATACCTATATAAATACTTGCTTGGAAAAGGTTATTGAAGAAGGTGGTTTGCCTGTTGCTTCTACTAGTGTTAGTGCTGCTGGTGGAAATAATCCTAATAAAGACCCTAATTACCGTCTTAACAACACTGATTTAACAGAATTAAATACCTTTATTCAAACTTTAAGACTAATATTGAACTATTTGAAATATGTTTCTTTAGATGAAACTGCTGAGGCTACAACAATGAAGTACTTAATTGATTTAGAAATACTAACAAATATTGCGTCAATAACTGATCCTGAACAAAAAAGACTAATTGGATTTTTAGGGAAAATAACATCATCAAATATTCCAGGTTTAATAACAACAAACGCATCAAACAAAGCATTAGTAGATACTTTATTGGCATCAAGAATAAAAGCCACCAAAAGCGTAAAAAATATGATTGATTCTCACAAACAGTATTTTATGAATTTACATTTGTCGAAAAACTCTTACTTAAAGTTTATAGGAGGTGACAATATAGCCAAAATTACTTCAGATCTTGATAAAGCAAATGATCATATCAACGACAAACAACAAAAAGTAATGGAGACAATTTTAAAGGATTTACAAGAAAGTATAAGAATTGCTGCTATACAAGAGCAAAATAGACGACCAGAACGAGGAGCAAAACTAGCAGCACTTAACGCTGGCTTAGCTGATAATTCAAAAAGTATAAAAATTCTTGATGATATATCCAGCTTGAAGAGAGATCTTAATGTTCAAATCAAAAAATTGTCAAATATAGAAAAGGAACTAGCTGATGCTGAGAATGATATAAGTAATAAAAAAGCCGGTATCATCGTACAAAAACTAGAATTAAAAAAAGTTATTAAGGCTAGTAATGCTGCTGCTAAGGCTAGTAATGCTGCTAAGAGTGCTGCTAGGGGTGCTGCTAAACAACCGGCGGTTAAATTTACAAATTCAATAAAGTCACTTCAACAACAAATTCAATTAGAAGAAACTCAACTTCAAGAGACAATCAAAGCGCAAAAGGAAAACAAAAAAAGGCAAAAGGAAGAAACAAAAAAAATCGAGAGTCTCAAGTTATCTCTAGACACCAAATCAAAACTTTCAGAAACAGAAGCAAAAAAAACTACATTTTTTTCTTATTGTGTAAAAACATGTCAAAGTTTACGGGAAGGTTACGAAAATATAAAGGGAACTTTTGAACAAAATTTACGTAGTGTTTTTAGTGGTGGCAGCATAAACAAATCTTCCAAAACAAAGAAAACAACCAAAAAACATTATAGGAAGCAATACAATACAAAGAAGAAACAAGCAAGACAATTTGTTAAAAAGACCAAGATGAATCGAAGACGGGTCTCAAAACAATCTAGACGTCGTCATTAGAAGTAAACATACTAACAAATATAAAATCATTAATAAATTATAAAATAATCGAAAATATCTTATAATTTTTTTGTAAACTAACAAACTCCTTATCTAATTCCCATTCTTCGACTTTTCGTTTTCCTCCGACTCGGTTAGATTGGTAATCACTTGCTCAATATTCACCGGGTTCTTTGCTCTATATTCCCGCATTGAGCTATCCAACGAATAACGAATTTGCTTGTATATTTCCTGATTAATCGACTTAATTTTGGTATCCGTCTTCTTCTCAGGAATGCCCATGTAATCCTTTAAAACCCGCATCAAGTCATAATTACATTCTTGTAATTTGACTAAAGCCTTTTCCTCGGTGTAATCTGTTTGTGCTAAAACCTTTTTTACCAAGTCATCTATCTCGTTTCCAAACTTGTCAATCTTATCCATTTATATATTCTACATTAAATATTTTTTAAATCATATTAAACGAATCGTATTATAGTATACTATACCAAGCACATGTCGCAATTATCACAAAATTTAGAAAAAATAATTCAAATGATTAGCATTGAGCAGCTACTCGGATTAGTAAAACAAAATACTGACAATAAAAGCAATTCTGATATTATGAATTTACCAATTGTTCAAAAGGTTGTAAAGGCTTATGAAGATGAGATACAAACATTACAGACACCGGCTTCTTCTACTACGTTTGAGCTTGCGACTTCTTCTTTAGAAAAAGACTATAGTGGCGATATCGCTAAAATTAATGAACAATTGGCTTCGATTAACAACAATTTGCTACAATTGACTGAGGCAATTCGAAACATAAATATTACTACTAAAGAAGTAAAAAGAGAAGAAGAAGTAGTAGAGGAATTAAAAGTGGAAAACGTAGTAGATAAAAACTTAGAAGCGGAAAACGTAGTAGTAGTCTTAAGCGCAAATGAAATAGTAGCGGAAAACGTAGTAGAAGAAGGCTTAAACAAAGTGGAAAGCTTAGAAGAAGAACATGTTCGTCTTAAAATTGAGGAGAAACAAGAAGAAGTCATAAGCGCAGCAGAAGAAGAAGTCATAAGCAAAGTGGAAAGCGTAGTCGCAAGCTCAAACGTAGTAGTAGAAGAAGAATCAAGCGGAGCAGAAGAAGAATTAAGCGTAGCGGAAGAAGAATTAAGCGTAGCGGAAGAAGAAGAATCCGAAAAGGAGATTTCAGATGAAGAATCAGTCGCAAGCTCAAACGTAGTAGTAGAAGAAGAATCCGAAAAAGAGATTTCAGATGAAGAATCAGCAAGCGTAGCGGAAGAAGAAGTCGCAAGCTTAGAAGCAGAAGAAGAAGAAGAAGAAGAAGAAGAAGAGGAAGAGGAAGTCTTCGAAATCGAAATCGACGATGTCACCTATTACGCCACCAGTGAGGAAAATGGAATTCTATATGAAGTAGATGCGGACGGCGAGGTTGGCAAGAAGGTCGGAATAATCAAGGACGGGGAGCCAATCTTCTCTTAGAAACTTTGTTGTACCGTATAAAAAATAAAACAAAATAAAAAATAACTATAATATAAGTAATTAGCCAATGGATTCAATATGCCCACCGGCAATCATTTATTTAGCATTCTCATTAACACAAATAGTTATCGACACATTCAAAGGACTATACAATACTGCGTTTTTTAAATTTATCGTCATGGTAACAATTACGTTTCTTTTGAACGCGCTTTGTCAAGGCGGTATGACAATCATATCATGGGTTCTAGTATTCATTCCATTTATTTTTATGACGGTAATCGTCGCAATATTGTTATATGTATTTGGACTAGACGCAGCAACTGGCACATTAAACTTCAAATGTGATAGTCCAAATCCGAATTCAAATTTAATATATTCTTCTAGTAGTTCAAATACTTCTTCTTCAAATACTAATACTACTAGTTCTACTAGTACTCCGTCAACTACTTCAGACCCACAATATCAATAAATAATGACATAAATAACGCAAATATTCACTTAAAAAACCATTTAAAAATATAAAATGTATATATCTTATTATAAATGATATATACATCCGCATTTACGATTATTTCATTGTTATTTGGAGTACATTTTTATAAGAGCCGATATCCTGAGGACTTCGACACTGTAATATTAAACATTTCAGCCAATATACAGCAAAACGAATCATTGAAACCCTTTTTGCCATTTTTAACATCATTGGCATACTACACAATATATGTTTATAGCTTCTGTCAAATTTTATTTTTCAAAACAATTAATTTTTGTATTCCTTACATAAATGTAGCAGTTAAGAAGATTTTCAATGCTATAAGTAAGCCTGGGATAGAATTAAAAACAGAACCTTTACAAAATGTAAAAGAACTAAAACCTATAATCTTGAACCCGTTAGATACATCTGATGGCAACTTGGTTCTGATAAAATCGCCAACAAATGACGTTATTATTTTAGACAAGATGCCTGACAGTTTAGATAATTTAAAATATGAAGTGTCAGATATACGTTTTCTTGCGCTATATTTGAAACACAATTTGTCAGAAAACCATATTATCGATTTATACAATAATAGTGCGAATTATTATGTAGTTGGTAACAAATTGGACAGTGATTTTTTCAAGTATTATTTACAGGATGTTTTGAATGTGAAACTAGATAATAATAAGCCTTTTGAATATAAGTTGGAGCTTATGGATCACAATGTTAACATGATTTATGTCAATGAGAAGGAGAGCATTGTTATCGAGAAGGATGGATATAAGATTTTATTAAGTGAAACGATAAGCGAAGCAAAAGAAGCATTAGAAGTTGAAGAATCAATTAAAAGCGAAGCAAAAGAAGCATTAGAAGTTGAAGAATCAATTAAAAGCGAAGCAAAAGAAGAAGCAATTGAAAGCGAAGCAAAAGAATCAAAAGAAGAAGCAATTGATAAAAGCGAAGCAAAAGAAGAAGCAATTGAAAGCGAAGCAAAAGAAGAAGCTTTGAAGGAAGTATATGTATTTGATGCCTCTACAATATGTTATTAAATAAATAAAATATTTAAATAAAAATATATAAATTAAAATCATTTAAAAAAATTGATTTAATATAAGTACAATGGTGACTCCGGAAAAAACAATAACAATGGACTCTGAAACCAGCAACGATACAATTACTACTACCAGTATCCCTTTCTTACCCTTAAGTAAGAAATGGAATTTGTGGGCTCACCTCCCACATGATACTGATTGGTCTACAAGTAGCTACAAAAAAATATATACATTCACAACCGTGGAGGAAACAATTGCCATCACGGAGACATTGCCCGACCCGCTAATTAAAAACTGTATGTTATTCATTATGCAGGACGGTATTGTTCCTATGTGGGAAGACCCCAGGAATAGAAATGGTGGATGCTTTTCCTATAAAGTGTCGAATAAGAATGTATGTGATGTTTGGAGAGAGTTAACTTATGTATTAGTTGGTGAAAGTGTCAGCAGCAATGCGCAATTTGTGAATTGTATAACCGGTATCACTATTTCACCCAAAAAGAACTTCTGTATCGTCAAGATTTGGATGACAAATTGCGACCATCAGAACCCCGCGATTGTAACGACCGATGTTAATTGGATCGTGTCACAAGGATGCTTGTTTAAGAAGCATAGTCCTGAATTTTAAAAGAGTCCAAGGGACTCGACTGTTATAAGCAAAGCGGAAAGAGTCCAAGGGACTCGACTGTTATAAGCGGAAAGCAAAGCGACCGTAAGACTTTATTTAAAAAAGAAAACCATTTAAAAATTTAGCAATAATTAAAATATAATACAATGAAGTATCCTTTTATTATATTTTACCGAGAAGACAAAGACAGCAATTTAGACCAGTTTTTTATTGAAAACAATGCGAAACTGAATTGTACTGTCCATATAACTAACAAAATCAGCAAAATCAATCGAATGTATAGTGCGAATTATCATCTACTAATTACCTTTGCAAATGAAATCGCAACAAATGGATTATCATATTTTGGCAATAATAAAAAGCATATGAAACTAACATCTTTAGACATTCAAAATGTAGATACATTCAACGCCCTTGTAAATAAGCAATACATTTTGAATTGTTCTCTAGACCGCTCCTATTTAAGACCGGTTTTTTCCCTATTCACCTCAACATTCAATTCCTATGACAAAATTATTCGTGCCTACAATAGTATCAAAAAGCAGACACTTGAAAACTGGGAATGGGTCATTATCGACGACTCGCCCGACGACGATCATTTTGATTTTTTAAGGCAAAACTTATCACACGATTGCCGCATACGAATGTATAAACGCAGCGAAAACAGTGGCAGCATCGGCAACGTCAAGAATGAAGCTGTGTCCTTGTGTCGCGGCACTTATGTTTTAGAAATGGATCATGATGATGAAATATTACCATCTGTATTGGAGGATGCCGCATCCGTGTTTTTAGAAAAGGCAGAAGTTGGATTTATCTACATGGACTTCATTAACATCTATGAAAATGGCGATAATTTTAAATACGGTGACCATATTTGTAAAGGATATGGTTCCTATTATTGTGAGAAATACAATGGTAAATGGGTCTATGTTTATAATACACCCAATATAAATAACATCACATTGTCGCATCTAGTTTGCTGCCCAAATCATCCGCGAATTTGGCGGCGAGAGTTGCTTCTAAAAATCGGCAATTATTGCGAACATTTGCCCATTTGCGACGACTATGAGATCCTACTTAAAACGGCAGTGAATTGTAAAATGGTGAAGATTCCGAAGCTGGGTTATGTCCAATATATGAATAATTCGAATAACAACTTCTCTTTAATTAGAAACGGTGAAATCAACCGAATCGGTCCGCAATATATTAGTCCGATTTACTACAATGAATACAAAATTGCTGAAAAGATGGCTGAACTGGACGCATATGAGGATCCTTTTCAAAAAGACACAATAAATAATACGCAGCTGTGGTTAAGAGACAAGCACGCATATATTCATAAATACTGTAATTTGTTAGTTAATATAGATTTCAAGAAGCAAATTTGTATCATTGGATTAGATAGTCTTATTTTAAACTTGGACAAAGTAAGAGCTTTATATGATGATAATGACTTAGCCATCGATTTCATTTTGTTAGATAACAAATGCCCTATTGAGTATTTATGGAAGCAATTGGATGGTTACAAATTCGATAAGATGAAATGCTATTCACTCATTGATACTCCTTCGGATTTGTTAGTTAATTATTTTAAAACCATGTATTTATCTTGTGAACAATCTGAAATTATTCAATCGGGTTACATTAACCGACCTAAGTATAACACACAATTTACTAGCAGAAGCGATGCAATCAATTCTTTGACAAAATCCGAACAAAAGTATTTGGAAATTGGTGTAGAATATGGGCAAACATTTTTACAAACTCATTTTAAACCGGAGAATAAAACTGGGGTCGACCCTGACCCTAAATTTGATATCAATGGTAAGAGCTTCAGGTTTTCAAAAGCAACGTCGGATGTTTTTTTTCAAGACCTAAAAAAAAAAGACAGTAAAAAAGAAAAATACGATGTAATATTTATTGACGGAATGCATCAATCCGAGTATTTTCTAAAAGATTTTAATAATAGCGTCAAAGTGTTAGAAAAGGACGGCTTCTTATTTATAGATGATATTCTGCCATTAACCTACAATGAGCAGCTAAAAATTCCCAGGAAGCATTATTATGAAAATGGTATATTAAAATACGGCGAAGAATGGACTGGCGATATTTGGAAAGTGGTGTATCATATTTTGAAGAATTATTCTCAGCATATTTTGGAAACTAAATATTTCTATAATGCTTCTTACCGGGGTGTCCTATATCTAACATTGAAGAACGCGTTTGAAATACCGTATCTTGAGATAGATGTAATAAACAGCTACGATTACTTTACAGACTTTCCTGTGTATCTTGAATTGCTCAAATTAATTTGAAAGAATAATATACATATATATTAAAATATGTCAGTTGAACCAATATATATAAAGACATTTGATGGCAGAAATATAAAAATAACAGATTCATCATTTTCTAATTATTCACTTGAAGATATAATAAACGGGTATCAGTTAGATAAAGACAAAGTTGACAATTGGTGGAACCAAAAATTCAACCAAGACGAAGTAAGAGTGGCAGATTTTAAACGATATGTAAGAAATCTTGATAAGGAACCAAAGGAGAAAAAAAATTTTTATTTAAATCTTTTAAAATTAGAAAATGGTCAACCTGTTTTAAGCAGTTCAAATGGTGGTGGCAAACGAAGCAATAAACGAAGTAATAAACGAAGTAATAAACGAAGTAATAAACGCAGAAAATCAAGAAAGAACCATAGAAAATAATTTTATAATACAATTTTAACCTTTAGACATTTATAAAAAAACAAATTAAACATAAGCTAGGTTTATATTTAATGGAAATAACGATTACTGAAAAGGAAGATAACTCTCTAGAAAAGGCCAGTATCTGTTTAAACATGATAGTCAAGAACGAATCGCATATTATCAGAGGAACATTGGAGATGCTGTGTAATAAAATCTGTTTTGATTACTGGGTTATCTGCGACACCGGCTCCACTGACGGCACTCAAGACATTATTACCCAGTTTTTCAAAGAAAAGGGAATTAATGGCGAACTCTTCTCCGACGAGTGGGTCGATTTCGCACACAATCGGTCTCTGGCTCTTAACCGCGCATTCGGAAAGACCGATTTGCTCCTCGTATTTGACGCAGATGACGAAATCCATGGCGACCTTTGTTTACCGGTAAACAAATCAGACATACTGTACGACGAATATCATCTCAAATTCGGCAGCCAATTCGGAACCAGTTACACTCGCGTGCTGCTAATTAATAATCAAAAGAGGTTCCGATATTTTTCTGTCCTACATGAATTTATTTCCTGTTTAGAACCAAATTCGCGCTCTACAGTCGTAGAAGGCGACTATTTTCTCGTATCGGGTCGTAGTGGAAATAGAAGCCAGGACCCGAAAAAGTATCTAAATGACGCACTGATATTGGAAAAGGCACACGCGAAGGCTCTTACGTGCGGCGACCAATTGTATAAACGTTATGCATTTTATTGCGCAAATAGTTATAAAGATTACGGCAATTTCGAAGATGCGATTAAATGGTATAAAATCACATTGAAACAGGATAACTGGTTACAAGAAAAATATGTGTCATGTCTTTATATTTACGATTGCTACACTTCTCTAGGGCAAAAGGAGCATGGGTTTTTCTATTTAATCGAAGCATTTTCATACGATATTGAACGCGTTGAATGTTTATATCCCTTGTTACTTCATTATGCTTGTTCAAATAAAGATAACATTGCTTATAATTACTATTTAGTAGTAAAAGACTTCTACGAGACGCGCTTTTTACAAACAAATATGGATAAGAAGCTTTTTATTCAACTCGATAAAGGCAACTTTTTTGTTCCGTATTATATGATATTGGTGGCAGACAAAGCGATACCGCAAGATATTGAATGTGTTTTAAAAATGTTTGAAATTATTTTTACAAAGAAGCAGAAGCATATTGATGTATGGTATATTAAAAATTTGTTATATAATTTACAGTTCTTTGTAAAGCATGTAAAACAAACAGATATGTCCCATTTTTTAAAACTTACCAACGAATATATCCTGTTTATAAAGTCAAACGGTGTTCCACTTGAAACTTTTGACTTTCTCAAAGATTACTGCAAATATGGCATTGATGTTGACCATATATTCCAGACTTTCAAAAAGGTTACACAACGAATTGGCTGTGCTTTTGAAAAAGAACAGTGCGAAAGAAGTAATAATATATTATTTTATGTTGGGTTTTCGGATATACATTGGAACTATAGCTATTTAACAAAAAACGCAATGGGTGGATCCGAGAAGGCAGTGGCGTATCTTACAAAAGCGTTATCTCAAACATTTAAAACAAAAGGTTCTTCTAAAAAATTCAAGATTTACATTGTCGGTGATTTAATCAATGAAGAATTGCCTCAACTAAATATTACATATTTACATCTAAGTCAATTGCCAAAACTGATTACTGAAATACCGTTTCATAGCGTTGTCTGCTCTCGCTACATTGCGTTCCTGGAAATGTTCAACACTTGCTCGTTTCATCAGTTTTATATCTGGGCACATGACACTATGTTGTTACCATACGGATGCAATTTAAGCGACAATGCTATATTAGAAAAATGGTCGAATTACATTGATGGTTGTATTTGTCAAACGGAATGGCATGCGAATGAATACAAGAAAAGATATCCATCATTGGAAAATAAGACAATTATTATTAACAATGGCATTGATACCGCGGCGTTTCCTTCTTCTTATAATTCAATGAGTATGAAGCAGTGTAACAAGTTTATTTACACATCTCGAACCGAAAGAGGATTAGACAGAGTTTTAGAATTATGGCCGCAGATTTTATTAGTCATGCCAGATGCCGAGCTCACAATTTCAACCTATACTAAGTTCCCTTTGAATAAGCAAGAAGAACGTCTCAAAACAATTATTGACCAATATGATAGCATAACACATCTAGGGCAACTAAATACCGAACAATTGTATAATGAAATGAAGACCGCCGAATATTGGCTTTATCCTACGAGCTGGCCTGAGACATCTTGTATCACCGCATTGGAAATGTTAATGTCGGAAGTAATTTGCTTGTATTATCCGGTTGCTGGACTAACAAATACAATAGATCGTTACGGAATACAAATACAAAGGGGAAACGAAATAGAAACACTTACTCGTTTAACAACTGAACAAAAGAATGAACTAAGGTTAAATGGAAAAGAATATGCGTTAAACTGTTCATGGTCGAAACGTTCAGAAATATGGAATAAATTATTACAAGGTAAAGAACACAAAAAAATAGCAATTTTTAATTCCTTTGTATTTCATTACGAAATGTTTGGCTATATTATTGAGTATTGTAAAAGAAATGAATGCTTACTAACTATATTTACATCAACGGAACATACATTAGGATGGTTAGATTTTTACCCAAAATTTTTTAAAAATTACAAGTTTGAATTTAAAAACCCGTATGAATTTGAAGAATTTAAAGACAGTTTTGATTTTATATTTGTAACAACGGATGATGATTATGGTTTTAAAACAGAATGGATTAATGATAAATGTATATCCATAAATCATATAAATAAGATAAGACGCCTAGAATTTAAAAATAATCTAGCGACTAGACCTTTTATTGAAAATTACAAAAATTGGGCTATTCCTTGTTATCCTATTTTAAATATCTCAGATAAACAAACTAGTGTTGACTTATACACAAATATAGCTATTATTGGTGGATTGAATGATGGGGTAAATTACGATATATTAAATAGACTTGAAAGCAATGTTCAAATTATTTTACACATTTGCAATAGGAATAATAATAAGTTGAATATTGACAATATCAAATCAAGTATAATTGTAAAATTGTATTTGGATATAGATACAACAGATTTGATTGATTTATTAAAAAAATGTGATTATGTTTTAACTGATTTTTCAATGAAAATGGAACATGTTAATGGCCTTAGCATGTCGGGTGCTATAGCTTTGGCATTTTCAACATTGTCTCCTTTAATAATAAGCAAAAAAAATAACAATATATATCATTTTGAAAACGTAATTGAATATGAAATAGGAACACAAGATAATATTATAATTGAAAAGGGAAAAATAAACAATGATTTATTGGTTAAGGAAAGACAAAAATTAATATCAATGTTTAATCATTATAATGATTCGCTCATTTTTAATAATAAAAATACGGCTTTAATTATTGATCCAAGAAATAATGACAATTTGCCATATTTAATCAACGATTTTAAAAAAAAACTTGGGAATAATTGGAAAATCGTATTTTATTGTGGGAAAGGTTTAAAAAATGAAATGAACCTATATATTGAAGATGGTATTGAAATAAGAGAATTGGATGTAAATAATTTTACAATTAATGAGTATAGTGATTTTATGAAAAGAAAAGAATTATGGGAATCATTATATGGTGAGTTTGTCATTACATTTCAAGCGGATACATACATTTTAAATGTTCCACCATACACTATCGACTATTTTATGAATCTGAATAAAAGCTATATTGGAGGGAACATGGATCACGGATGGGACGAATTGATAAGAGAAAATATATATCCAAACTACAGAAATTTTAATGGAGGATTATCATTAAGAAAACGTTTAGATATGATAGAAATAATTAATACTTTTGGAATAGAACCTACATTAAATAATTCTCAAAAAATTCAAACAGATATTGAAGATGTATATTTCACTCTAGGTTGTTACAAATTAAACTATCCTATTGGAGATACAAAAGAATGTGAACATTTTTCACTTAATCGAATATGGGTTGATAAATTTTTTGGTATACATAAACCAATTCCAGCTGTTTTTGAAAATTTAAAAGAAATATCAGAAAAATATTGTAAAGAAACAAACACCTTTTTATTAAAACCAAAAATAGGATTTATTATGTTAAGACATGTCAGCAATGATTTGACAAATAAATACTGGATTCATTGTTATAAATGTATCAGAGAACACTACCCAGAAAATATTATTATCATTATAGACGATAATAGTAATTACAATTTTATAACAGATGAAAAGTTATATAAAACAATTATTATAAATAGCGAATACCATAAAAGAGGTGAAGTATTACCTTATTACTATTATTTACATAATAAACTATTTGATATTGGTGTAATAATTCACGACTCTGTATTTATAAACCAATATATTGATATGTGGGTAGATAAATATAAATTAATATGGGAATTTGAACATGATTGGGATCAAATAGAAGATGAGACAAAAATGATTGATATATTTGACAATTTAGAACTAAGAAAATTCTATGAAAACAAGCACTCATGGAATGGCTGTTTTGGAGCTATGGCTATTATTTCACATGACTATTTAACTTATATTAATAATAAATATGATATTAGTAAATTTTTAGATTGTGTTGTAAATAGAACTAATCGTTCTTCATTTGAAAGAGTATTTGCATGTTTATTACAAGCAAACGGTAAAAAAGAAACATTATTAGGAAATATACATTCTTATTGTCCTTGGGGAATATCCTTTGATGAAAAGGATAAATATTCATATTTACCACTAACAAAAGTTTGGACAGGTAGATAAATTACCGTTCCGTTGTAAAAAAGAACACCTGAAACAGTCTACTGTTTTCCTTGGTGTCGCCGAAATAGTCCATTGACATGTGGAACCGTTTGGAATTAAAAAGGATCAGACGATTAAACACATTACCTACTCGGTCTACTTGCTCCCATTTGGTTAAGTCTTGGCTGAACTTATCGGTCTCATCTTTAGTATTCAGGAGTTTCGTGTCTTCTTCGGAATATTCGCCGTTTTTAAACCGATAAAATGCGGTTCCGGCAGACAAGGGTGCGTCGGGAGTAAGATACAGAACACCAGCCCAATTATTCCAGCCATCCGAATGTATCCATGACCGCTCTCTGGATGTCGTGTATTGAAATGAGCCATTATAAATTACTTTATCATCTTTTTTATTTGAGTCTTTTTTATTTTCTGTTTTACTTGAAGAAGGCATTGGAAAATCAGTTATGCTTCCTCCAAATGGCGCTACATATCCTTGTATAATATCGCGTAGATGTTCGTTCGCATAGGATATTGTGCGTTGGCCTGGAAAATTGCCTTTTACTGAGAATTCTTGTGTCAAAATGTAATCCCTTGTGCCTTGTGCGTTGTTATAGAAATTATCTACTACAATTAGTCCACAAGATGGCGGTCTTATCATTAATACCTCTTTTAACTTGTCAATCTTATCCTTGGGTTTCTTATCTTCTTTTTTATTGAGAAAAGATTTATCTGGTATAGTTTTATCTAAGAGTTTTTCTTCATCCTTTGATAAAATATCAACTAACAAATTCCCCTTTAATTGTGCCTCTACAAAGTTCATTTTTACTTATAATAAATAATATAGTCAAATGTGTTTATATTATTTGTTTTCTTGTTTTCTTATAAAGAAATAATTTTTTCATTTATAAAGAAATAAGGTATAAAGGTTACTATATATTTTTTATAAGAATTAAGGTATAAAGGTTACTATATAGGAAACGGTCTCTGTGTCTTGGAAGCCGCCAACGGTATTGGCATGATTATATCCTGCTTCTTAAACAAATTCACGCTCTTCAGACATTTCAATTCAGGTCTCAATGGAGCCACTGGGTTTACTAAATTGGTCGACCCTATGCCAAACAAGAAGGTCTCAATATCAACGGGATTATGAGACAATGTAGACCAAGGCATTTGTCCAGGGTTAAGCCCCGTGCCTGCTAAGCGTGTGTCGGCAGCTAGACCATTGGCTCCATTGGTATATAATTGCCATGACTCGGTCTGTGTATTCTGTCTTTGGTCTTGGCAATAATTGCCTGGTGTATTTCTATTTCGGGTAGAAGCCATTTAATAATATTATTATATGATAATATTATTTTCTAAAGAGTTTTAACAATGCGAAAATATTTGTAACAACTTCCCTTTCAAATCGCCAATCAATTCGTCGCCAACGTGTTCATTTACAAGCATTTTACATATACATTGATGTGTCAAATAAAATAGCTGATGGCTAAACATTGTGATGAATATCAAATAATCCGTGTTCCGTTTGAAATTAAACTGTTCTTGTTCGGTCTTCACTTTGCTCTTGTCCATTACCTTGGGACTTAATTCCTCTAAAAATTGGATGAACTCGTCGTGCTTTATTAGATGCTCGAATACCATCTTAATGCCTGCGTCCATTTTGGGGTCTTCGAGGCTGTCTGCGTCGAAAACAGATAGCAATTCGTCTCTGTATAATTTGTCGCAAATATATGCGATGTCTTCGCGAGTGTATTTGTAGTCTTCTTGATCGTCGGAGTCGGAGTCGGAATCTACTTTTGCTAACGCTTTTGTTTCTACTGCTTTTGTTTCTACTGCTTTTGTTTCTACTGCTGCTTTCTTACTTGGCCTCCCTCGCTTCTTCTTTTCCGTAGTTTCTAAAACAGTAGGTTTGGGTTCTTCTTCTAAAACTGTAGGTTTTAAAGCCGTTTGAGTTTTTGTAATTGGCTTACCATTTATATTTGTTACAATATTAATATCTGAGAAATTAAATGATGACTGTAGCGCCTTGCTGATTTCCACAGTAATCTCTTCAGCAATACGGTGTTCATACCGTTTCGTTAATTCATTTTCTATATCGTTATATCTTACTATAAAATCTGTTTTATACATTTTATAGTATTTAATTCAAAAGCTTTAAATGGTTTTTCTTTACTTTGTAGAATACATATCTCTGTCTCTAGTGAGCTCTCTAGACGGGACGCCGCCGCGGATCCATCCTTGCGACGCATTCGCCTCTATAAGGTGCTCCGGGTTCTGAACATTCTTTTGCATCTCGGGTATCAACGGTGTCGTTCTGTATCTAAGATGGCTCTTCTCCGTCAACTTGGTGATAGAGCGCTTGTTCGTCACGGCCTCTCCTTGTTGGATTTGAGCCTCCAAAATAGGGTCAACTGCGCCTCTTCCTAAATAAGGCACGGTAGCAAAAGGGCGCTGAAATAAGTCGATTCTAGCCTTCGGGGCGGTCTGTATAGAACCAATGAGCAGCTTGGAGCTGTCGTCAATGTTGGACCCACACATATCAGACCCCATGCTGCCTGAATAGTTTATGCCCGGCTGAGTTGTCGCCAATTTCTTCGCGTTGGACATATTACAGTCTGCGGCAAAATAATTTTGAAGCAAATAGGAGCACGCTTGGGAATTTTGGATGGAGTTTATGTCTTGCGAGCATTCGTCATTGCCTATTCTGCCCATTGTATTAAATGTAAAATCTGAAACGTATGCCATTTTTATATATTACTACAATAAAAATAAAAAAGAATAATTTAATTTAAATGTTTTTGTGTTTCTAAATGTCTTTGAAATAAAATATTTACAAAACAGCCAAAATCACATTTCTCACAATAAAAATTAAACCCGGTTACTCGCTCCTCTTTTGTAGCGTGTTTATTCAGATAGTGTAACTTTAAATTTGTGGTTTTAGTTGGCTTATAATCGCACAATTTGCATTTTTCATCTAAAGTCTTGTCACACCTGGACTTTCTTTTTTCACCAGTATGTCTTTTACATATTATATGTTCATTCCATTCAGACAAATAATTACAATTAAACACACATTTTTCACAATTAAATTTTGATTCCATTTTATTAATTTATATTATTTTATTTCTAAATGGTTTAGAAATATCTTCTATATATAGTATATAATGACACAACGGATTAAATATGACATTCAACGTCTTCAAAATTATTGTAATGAACATAATTTGATACTGATAGATGATTACAAAGATATGTTTTTAACAAAAAATACACCAATCAAAGGCAAATGTGTTTATAAAAATTGTAACAATAATTTTGAAAAACTGTTTATAAATTTAATTAATTCCGGAGGATATTGTAAATTATGTATACAAACTATTGCAAAAGAACGGTCAAAGGCAACACTATTTGAAAAATATGGTGGTGAAAACAATCCAAATAAATTAGAATTAGAAAAAACAAGAAAAGATAAAATACATAAGGTAAACCTTGACAAAATAATATTATTTTGTAAGGATAATAACATTGAGATTTTAAATGATTATACTAATTCTTATTTGACAACACATAGTTATATAAAGATTAAATGTGTTTATGAAAATTGTTCTACAATTTTTGAAAAACCATTTCGTGAAATTGAAAATACTGGTGCATATTGTCAGGTATGTATAAATAAAGTTAAACAAGAAAAAAGGAAAAACACTTGTTTAGAAAAATATGGTGTAGAAGCATCTATAAATAGTGAAATAGTTAAGGAAAAAATTAAAGCTACAAATTTACAAAAATATGGCGTCGAATGGTCTTTTCAATCTGAAATAATAAAGGACAAAATGAAGGATACTTTTTTGGAAAAATATGGCGTCGAAAACGCAATGCAAAGTAAAGAAATACAAGATAAAACAAAAAAAACACGTTTGAAAAAATATGGAGTTGAGCATATTTATAAAAGTGATGTGTTCAAAAACAAATATAATGCCACTATTTTGAAAAAATACGGAGTTAAAAGTATATCACAAAGTCAAGAAATTAAAAATAAAAAGATAGAAACTTCCTTAAAAAATTATGGTGTGGAATATCCATCACAAAGTCAAGAAATTAAAAATAAAAAGATAGAAACTTCCTTAAAAAAATATGGTGTGGAACATCCTATGCAAAGTTCTGAAGTTTTGACTAAAAATGTAAAAAGTAATTACAAGTCTAAAGAATATATATTTCCTTCCGGAAATATTATACTAGTTCAGGGTGATGAGCCATATGCCTTAGATGAATTAATTATAAATGAAAATATTGATGAAACTAATATAATTACAGGCTGTAAAAATGTTCCTGAAATATGGTATACTGATGGATTAGGTAAAAAACATAGACATTATGTAGATATATTTATACCTACAGAAAATCGTTGCGTTGAAGTTAAATCTGTTTGGACTGCTAAACAAAATGAACATAATATATTTTTAAAACAGAATGCTGCTAAAGAAATGGGATATAAATATGAAATTTGGATTTATAATGAAAGAAAGAAAAAGGTTAATTGTTTTACGTAAGAGTATATCTGTACGCGTCGGCGTACCTTTGAATATTACCCTCAGGCGTGTCTTCCTTAGCAGACGGCATATTTCCATATAAAAAAGTTCCGAACGACCCTTGGTCATTCGTCACACGACTATTTGCTGTGCTATAGAACCGCTGCATAGACATATCCAAGTCATAATTGTCCTTAAGGTCGCCATATAATTGCTTATTGGTGCTAATAATGTCAGGATTGAGCATCTGTGTCTGCTTCTTAACCGCAGTCGTAATGTCCTCGTGGACGTCCGGGTTGAAACTGGGTGCGGCGGCCTTGCGCTCCGGTTCGTCCATAATATCGGTTAAGAGCACGTTCCCGAAAGGGTTCTGCTTGGTCGTCGGGTGAAACTCAGAGCGTAACATGCTTTCTAGTGTGACAGGGTCAGTCGTGAATGTGGTCGGTGTTATTTTCCTGACATTCTTATTTCTATTATTTCCTTTTTTCTTATCATTTTTCTTATTACTAGCGTTATAGTCTTGATTTTGATTACTGTCATTTTGATTTGAAAAGTTCTCTGTCAACCCTTTCACAATCGCCTGCTTACGATATCTATACAGCGACAGAATAATCGCTAATGTAATCGCGCCAATTACAAGAAAATGCGGGCGCATAGTGAATACAAACCCGAGCACAGATAACACAATCACAAAACGACTAATTGCGTTTAATTTGGCTTCGAAAGACATGGATGGTTGCGGCCATACTTGTAAAATATTGTCAGTATTGAATAATATTGTCGGTTCGTTTGACCAAAATGGAGTTGTCATTATATATATACTTTTCTTATAAAATTGTATAATAAAATATATTGTATTTATTATACACTATTTTCCTAAAATGCCGAAAGACGAGAGTTTGTTGATTTGAAACTGTAATTACTTGACCCCGAACTTGATAATGGACTGAATATAGAATTCGATGATGATTTGGATTTTCTAGACCTTTGCGACTGTGATGATGACCTAGATTTTACCAAAGCGGCTCTTAATTGTGCTGATGTATCTTTTTCTTTTCCATTGTTTCCATTTACATTTGTATTTACATTTGTATTTTGAAGCTCTTGTGTTATGTTGTTAAAATGCTCCTGAATGTTATTATTTAACCCTTGTATATATTTACTGTAGGTGTCCAACTTCTTGTAAGTATGTAAAAACTCTTTACATTTTTTAATATTAAATCCATTACTACAAGTGGTTCCCCATTCGTAAAATGATTTGGTGTCAATCATTGACTGCATTTGTTTACGTGTAACTTCGTCATCGCCAGCGTCAAGACACTTCAGTATACATTCGTCTCTTCGTTTCCGCAATTTGTCTATATTTGATACAAACTTTGGTTCGATGTCCTTTAACCTTATATTGCCTATTTTTTTATGAAAATCTGTCAAAATCTCTGTTGTTGATTTTGGTGCCCTACGAAAGCTAAATGACAGACCACCTTTTAATGTCCTTGTTTTCCTATTTTTCTTAGAATTCTTGTTTCTATTATTTTGTGTCTTCATTTGTTATCTTTATAATATACCAATACTATTTCTTATTTCTTAGGTTTCTTCTTTTTCTTATCTGTATTTGTCAAAGGACTAGGACTTGTTTGAGTTGTAGGTCGCGCTCCTCTAGGACTTCGCTCCACCTTCTCACCCGTACTGAAGATTTTAATAAGCTCCTCTTCGGATAAGGCTGGTTTTACTGGTTCTACTGGTGTCGTTTGCTTCGCCTCTTTTGCATCCGACTTAGCGCGCATGCGTTCCTTCATCTTCGCCAACTTCATATTCTTATTCATTTGCGCCTCCATTGCTCCCATATTCACCTTTGTATTCTTGCCTAACCCTGGAATGCCCATTTGACTAAATATCTTGGACATATCCCCCATACCCGGCATGTTTTTCATTTGGTTTAGTAAGTCCATACCTTCACTCATTAGCTCACTCTCCTTGATTTCACCCGACTTGATTTTGGTCTCAATCTTGCCGCCAATATTCTTAACCATATTCATTAACTTGCCGGGGTTCTTGAACAACTTCTGAAACACATCCTTGGCGTCTTTGGTGTCGTCTATATCAAGATCCAATTCTTCGGCCGTTTCTTGTGCTAGTTCCATTGCTAATTTACCTAGCTTGCCGTCCATCATGCTATTAATGTGTTTGTGAATGTCTTCGGCGTTTGGAATGCCTTTTTCATTATTAGGTGTCTCTTCATCATTATTATTAGTTCCTTCATTATTAGTTCCTTCTTCTTCTCCATTACCTTTGGTAAAGCTATCAAACATGGTCTGCATATTTCCCAAAGTATCGGTCAACTTCTCCTTCAATTCATCCTCATTAATTGCCTCGAACAGTTTCGCAGTGTCGCCTAAATCCGCGCTATTGTGGACTGAACCAATTACCGAAAACAATACCAATTGTAAATATTTCCACACGGTTTCTCTAGTATTGTCACTAATATCACACTTCCATAATTGTTTGAAAACAATGCCCGGTAAAAATTCGGTATTAATTTCGGACTCATCATTGAAAATATCCACGTTTTTATACAGAATATCAAAGAAGCGCTCCGGCATCACTTTTACACAATGACGGAACACGAATGTAATCTCAGCCTTGGCTCTAGGGTTCAAATCGTCTTCCGGCGAAGCAACGGTTCTCGTCCACCATCTCTTGATTAATCCACTGTATTCGGGAAAAGTAGTCACAATGTCGGAAATAAAGTCATTAATTATTTTATTAAAGTCGGTGGGAATTGTTAGGTCTTCTACAGATTTCTTTGGCTCGGTCATTTATATATTTTTATTATTCAATATATATTTAAATCAAACTAACAAATATATATTTAATTTTGGGGATTTTATGAAAAAATTGATTTAAATATTTATATTCATCTAGTTGTATAATAATTATATAGAATCAAAATGGATCACGACGATAAAGATAACAAAGATACAGTGCTAAATATCATTCCTTCCAAGGAATTGAGATTAATACCGTTATATACAATTATTACACACATATATGAAAAAATTATTGACGCCGCATTTGATTGTGAATTTACTTATGCTTTCAACATTGACCAATTAATAAAAAACCATGAATTAAATCCAAAAATAGCAACACCTGGTAACAAAACGTTTATTATTAATGAAATAAAAAGGTTATTTCCAGGCATTAAAATTACTGAAATTGGAGAGAAGTATAGTGCCAGGTCTCAGTATAACTCATATTGGAGTGCGTCCTGGGAAGAAGAGTTAGATGATGTGGTTGATGCTAATTCTGATAACGATAAATGGGAAACTTGTAATAGTGAGGATTGTGATGATATTATACTAAAACAAGCAATTGAAGAAAGTTTGAAAGAAGTAAAAAAAACAGAAAGAGCAAATAATAGTATTATCTTAGAAAAAACAGAAGAAAGACTACAAAAGGCTCGTCAAAAATATAAAAAATTATATAATTAATCAGCATGTTTAGCTTAGAAAAATGTATACAATTTAACAGTTATTCATCCAATAACATTAATGCCATTGCCGCGTAATTATGTAAATCAATCAATGTGTCTCTAATTCCTTCATCATTGACTAAATTAACACCATTTTTCGTTATCGACATGGAGCGCTGTAATTTATCTTCGATTCGCATTAAAACACCAATGACTCCATATTTCGCGAAGGCATCGCCGTAATCAATATTTTTTTTAGTAAATAGCTCCAATGCTTCCTTCTGTATTTTTGTCATTTGTTCTACTCTATTGGTCTCTTTATTCATAATCTTGCTGTAAATAATATAAATAACTTATCTTTATATTAAAAGTCTTTCAAATAATACTCTTATCAATTGTCACCGCCTTTGTAACATTCTTCACAATCTTCTCAATGTTTTCCTGTTGTTCCTCCTTGGTTGTGCCTGACATTGAATTCATTACGATTTTGTTATATTTCACATTTTGCTTCGTTGTCGGGTCGCGGCACCCCGGGTGTTCCTTAACCCATTCATTAATGTGCTTTATATTTTTAAAAGCAATTTGTTTTATCGCGTTCTTAAGATTTGGCATGTCATCTGTTTCCTTTGTCCATTCGTCGTTTTCCTTAATGTAAACCGTCTCGCGCTTCAAATCACTACAATGGATTGGTCGTAAATTTATATCCAAATTATTAAGATTTTTCAATAGTATTTTGGAAACGCCATCAGGATAATCCATGTGCGCAAAATTCTCCAGGTCGGACATTTGGATTTTGATAGTATCTACAAATTCGCTCATATTCATTGCCCCTTTACAAGTATCATTCAGAAACACATTCAAACAAAATGACTTGTTATGTGAGTTCACGTTATTAATCGTGTTATTGTTTGTATTATTGCTGTTACTTATAAAATCCTTCTTAACTAGTTCCATAATTAAGCTCTTGAATTCTGAATTCTCTTTTAATAAATAGTGGATTAAGTTCTCGCTTGATTTCAGGTCAGGAATTGACTCGCTACTGTCTTTATTTTCTGTGGGTGATTTATTGTCTGTGGGTATAGGTAGGTTACATTTTTGTTTGTGTCTGCTTAATCCGGAGTTATGTATATACGCGTTACCACAAACACAGACATATTTATGTTTTTGGGGTAAAACTGGGGTAAATTGGGTATTTTCTTTATCATTCGTTACCATTTTGACCATTTCTAAATGTTTTGCTGTCAATATATGTCGAGAATAATCTTTTTTGTTACTGGTTTTGAAGTCGCAGCAATCGCAAGAAAACTTTGGGTTTTTTTGGGGTAAAGTAGTTATCATGAATTACCTTTTACATTACCATTAGATAATATTCCTAAAGTTTCGGCCGTAATTCTTAAAATTTATCGTAACAATATTTTCAACCTCTAAAAAATAAATTAGAGCATATTGGTCACAATGTGAAAAAAACAGTGTTTTTTGAAACTTTATTTGGGTTTCTAAATCTGGACATTTATAAATGTCCAAATTTCATTTCCCTTTTTACTTTTTGGAATCAAATTCTTCACTTTTTCAAAATATCCAAAAATAACCAAAAAGTAACTATAATATAAAAAACATATTTAAAGCAGTTCAGCAATCTTGGACAAATTCTGAATGTACTTCATTGCCTTTGCCTGATTCTCTTGACCCATATTGCGAATCGGTTCACGTAACATATTGATATAGTCCATAATATTGTCGGATTGATTATAATTTAAAAAATCACTCGAATAATCCTTCTCCAAGAAGAAGCTAATGTCGCCCCTTTCGATTTGATTTTTGTAAGGTGTCGCAACATAATTAATCCATATCTTAATAATCATTTTTGGATTGGCACGGCGTATGGTCGACAGCGCATTTTTAGCCGATAGAATGCGAACGTTATCGGGAAATATAGTGCAAATATCATTTATAAATTCGGCAAAATGATTGTTAAAAATAGTCGGAATATTTTGATTTTTGGCAGCAGCAGACATGGTTTCTTAATTGTAAAATATAGACATGCGTTTATATTGGTTTTCTATACAATATTTTAAAACAATATTAAAAACAATATTTTAATACAAAATTTAAAAAAAATAAAAAATTGATTTAAATTAATAAAAATAATAAATATATTATAATACTTAAAACAATAATCAAGAATGAGCGAAATAATGAATCAAATCGAGAAGAGTGAATGTGTGTTTTGTTTAAACAAATATTTTGAATTGTTAGACGATAGCATTAAAACAATTTTATTAAGGCACGAAAATGACGTATTAACATACGACATTTTAGATACAGAAAAGGAAAAAGAATACAAATTAATAGCACTTAAGGTAAAACATCGGCAAATGAAAGTTGGTGAAATTTGGCAAGAAGTATTAGGAAATTATAATGGATGTGTTAATTTAAAAATAGGACATGAAACAGGTTTAGACATTTTATCTCATAATAAAAAATTCGCAATTGAACTAAAAAACCGAACCAATACGGATAATGCATCATCCAAAAAATCCAACCTTGATAAATTAGCAAAATTTAAAAAAAATAATCTAGATTATACTTGTATTTACGCAAACATTAATGCTGATACCGAAAAAAAAACATTACAAGGTTCTATCAAAAAATTATTACACGACGGCGTCGAAATAGAACATCAAATAGGCTACGAGTTTCTTAAATTTATTTTAGGAGACGATACAGATTTAATAGTAGATTTTGTCAAAAACACAATAGATAAATATATATAATTTTATAATAATTTCAATAAAGAATCGCCCATATATTTTGCTAATTCAACCGGAACCGCGTTACCAATTTGTTTATATTGAGAATTCAAACTGCCAATAAATTCATAACTATCATCAAAAGTTTGAATTCTTGCGTATTCACGCATTGTTAATGGTCGTTCTTCCAACGGATGACATCTTTCAGTTTGTTTTTGTGATGGTGTACATAATAAGGTCAATGACGGTTTTTCCATAGACAGTCGATATAATATTCCACGTTTTCCACCCCCCGAAAAATAACTATTTCCCAAATATTCCTTTTGTAATGTTTCAGGTAAGTTAACCCAACAACCGCCTTGAGGTATCATTTTAAATAACTTTATTTTTTCTTCATTATATTTTGCCCCATTTGAAAGCGGAACATTATACAAAACATCTTTTAAAACCTTTTTTGTTAAACTTTCGTTAGGAAATTCAAAAGAATGAGTGATCGTTTTTAATACACCTACAATAAATACTCTTTCTCTTTTTTGCGGAACATCATATTTAGACGCATCTAAGCATTTATAACTAATATTATATAAATTGTTTTTATTTAATGCGTCTATTATTTTTTTTATAGTTTTACCATCATCATGTGTTAATAATCCTTTAACATTCTCTATCATAAATATTTTGGGTTTTATTAGATTTAAAATTTCAATAAATTTTATCATTAGATCACCTCTTGGGTCATCAAGACCCTTTCTTAAACCTGCTTGTGAAAATGACTGGCATGGTACGCCGCCAGTTAATAAATCCACCTTATTAATATATTGTGAATAATCTATTTTATCCATAGAACTACATACAACATTCGCGTCTGGATGATTATGTTTCAATGTTTTACAACAATCATTATTATTATCGTTTAATAAAATAGGAGTAAATCCTGATTTAATTAGTCCCGCACTTAACCCTCCTCCACCCGCGCATACTTCGATAAATGTGTATGTGGGTTTTGTATTATCACTTGAAATTATCATGTTTTGTGAATTACATATATTACTTGGTTCTACTTCTGGTTTTAACTCACAATTAGGTATTTGTTGCTTTGACTGAATAAGTTCTATTAATTGTTGTTTATTTTTTGAACTGCACTTTGTAATACCCATTTCTTTACACTTTTCTAATAAGTCATTTTTACTCATTTTTGAAATATCCATTTGTTCTGTTATATTGATTGTAATATTACTTTCAGTATTATTAAAAATCAATTTTTTATTTAATCCATTATTATCATCTATTGCTTTATCTATTGCTTCATCTATTAGTTCCTTATTTTTGTCTGTTTGAATTTCACAAGGGTTTTTACTACTAATGTGTTTCTCGTAATGTGATTTCTGAGAAAAGTTTTTAGCACATTTTTCACAACTATATTTACCCATTTTAGTTATATAGCATATTATTTTTTTAATATTCTATATTCTATATTATTTTAAGTAAAATAACAATTAATTAAAAACAATTAATAAAAACAATTAATAAAATAAAAATTGAAGTAATACAAATATTATAAAAATTAGTATTATAATATTAAACTTAAAACCATAATACAATCCATATTATATTTTATAAGAAAAGAAAATGGATCCCAAAATGTGCCGACCAGGACAGCGTTATTTATTCTATGACAGGCAAAATAACAAGCAATTTAGAGCCTGCTTCTTAGACGTTATTAATGTAACATTGCGTGTTACAAAATACGAGAAAAATGACAGCAATAAATATTTGGCAGGAATGGTAACAATGCCACTAGGATGGATCGAAAAGGCAGACACACTTGACATGATAGTAGAAGGTAAAGTATTGCTACCTGAAGAAATAATGATTGATATTGATGGATTTCTTTAAAAAAACTCGTATAAAAAGAAATTAAAAAACGATTTAAAACGATGTCCTCTGTTATAAATAGAACAAAAAAGAAATGACACCTAATTATTTTTTTTGCCAGTGTATGAAACCGTGGAAATTATGTATAAATAAAAAAGTAAGTCATAAATTAGATGCTAGAGGACTGATTGATATTTATAGGTTAAGAGACCCTTACATGAGTGACGACAAACGCAAAGAGTTACGTGATAACTGCTACAATAGCAGTGACAATATAAACTACGATTTTATAAATATGCGCCCTACAAATACCAAATTTGAGTGCCGATTTACTAAGAAGTAAACTTTATATCACAGTAAAGTTAATCCATTTACCATCCTTGAAATAAATAATATCACAATTTTCATCATTATTTTTTAAAAACTTACAAAAACTTTGATAACTTTCCCTATCAACAATAATATTTTCGTTTGGTTTAGGATTACAACCGCCGCAAAATTGCTTTCCATTTATAATCGTAATGTATCTAGTTGATATAACGCGACAATCACATTCATCACATGTTACATCCGCATCATATGCGTCTTCATATTCATCATCATCATCAAATTCATGTATTTCCATATATTTTTTGATTTCATTTATTAAGCAGCTATATAATTCATCCTCGGGTGCCGATCCATATTCTATAGCAGAGCCGTTTTCTGTCGCGTCAAATATAACGTAGGGTATTAAGATTTTGTTGGACATTTTCTATTATATATTTATCATTAAAAATTAATTTAATATAATAAATCAATTTTTAAAATCTTAATAGGTGTATATTATTTTAAATTAGTCAGATCTTGCTCTCGTTTTCGCTGGAGTGCTTCAATACTCATTTCACCCTCTTTCATCTTATCCGTCTTATAGTCAGTATCATCTTGCGGTAAATGCATAGTCAAACTCATGGAATCATTCAAAGACACATAATTGTGCATTTGCCTTAACCCTCCGTTTCCCTTGACGCTAAGTTCATCATCATTCTGATCCAGGAAGCTATAATTGTCCGACGCAATTCCGCTGCTAAACAATCCACCGCCACTGAAGCCAAAGGCACTGGGCTCCATATTATTTTTAGTCGCCTGCTGAACCTGAACTTGCTGCGCCGGTTTGAAATGCTTGTAAATCTCGTCGCCGTAAATAACCTTGTAGTTCTGATTTAATAATAGCAAGGCCGGAACCTTCGTGACATTCTCAGGCATAATGATTTTCTGCCCATTTTGAAGGACAATGAATATCTTACCACTCGGGTCTTTTACCCGATTATCAATACAAATAAAATGTATGTCTTTAGCCGTCTGAGTTTTAGACACCGTTTGGAGCAACTTTTTAGAAGGTTCGCAAAAATTACTATAATAAAGTATACTACTCATTTAAATTATAATATTTAATTAAAAAATTATTTTTAACTCATTTTATTAAATAAAATTGAATTAATCCTATTTAAAAATAACCATAATATAATATAAATACAATGAGTGTCAAAATTGCAAATTTAAAGGAAGTCGACGACATATTAACCTTCACCCTTTCCGGGGTTGATGTGAGTTATGCGAATGCGATACGTCGCACAATATTATCGGATATTCCGATTGTTTGTTTCAAAACAACGCCCAATGAAGAGAATAAGGCGAATATTCTAATTAATACAACTCGGCTAAACAATGAGATTTTAAAACAGCGCTTAAGTTGTATCCCGATTTGTATCAAGGACTTGGAAATTCCGATCAAGAATTATGTGCTAGAGGTTGATGTTGAGAATAAAACAGATACCGCAATCTATGTTACTACTAAAGATTTCAAAATCAAGAATATGACAACCGATAGTTATTTGGATGAAGGCGACTTACGCAAAATATTCCCGTCCTACGTCCCGCCTACAGGTAAGGGTGAGTATTTTGTCGATTTCGTCAAATTAAGACCCAAGTTGTCAGAGGAGTTGCCGGGTGAGCGAATCAAACTGACATGTGCCTTAACCTTGGGAACGGCTAGACAAGACAGCTCGTTTAATGTAACTGGCACGTGCGCCTATGGATGTACTCCGGATGACACCAAAATCGCAGAAGAATTGGCTAAACGTAAACAGAAGTGGGCGGATGAAGGCAAGTCGGAGGCAAATATTGCGTTTGAGGCGGCGAACTGGAAGTTGCTAGAAGGCTTACGTTATGTCAAGCGCAACAATTTCGACTTCATTTTACAGACAGTCGGGATTTATGAGAATTCCGATATCATGATAAAGTCGTGCCAAATACTGATGGACAAGTTTGTCGAGTTGAAACAGGTGCTAGATAAGGATCAAATCGAGATCATACCATCGGATTCAACAATGGATACGAGTTATGATGTTATTCTAGAGAACGAGGATTATACGGTTGGCAACATATTGAATTACGAATTATACGACACCTATTATAGAGATTTCAAGAAGCTAACATATGTTGGGTTCAAGAAGATGCATCCGCACGACACACATAGTATTTTGCGAATGGCGTTTACAGAGCCAACCGCAGGAAAGGACACTGTAAGACAGATGTTAGCCGCCGTGTTTGAGACGGCGTTCAAGGAGATAAGTCATATCAAGGGACTGTTTGATGGCGGCAGAAAATAAAGCCGACCCTCCGTTCTTTAAGTTGTTTTATAATATATATTTCATGTCTTTAAGTTATAAAATATATATTATTTTTTATCCGTTCATTTCATGTAAAACCCTCAATCCACTATTATACGCCGCATGTAAAGACCCATAATAAAGTGGATCTGTATATTCCCCGGCAAAAAAGATGCGATTGTCAATGTTTTTATAAACATTATGAACATCTTCGTCTGTAATATTGGTGTCATGATATGAATATGCGCCCTGACTGAAACAGTCTTCTTCCCATCGAGATACGTGTCAAGCTATAGGGTCGGGCAAATGTGGGTAGTAATTTCGCAATTGCGACAACATATTGTCAAGGAGTTCTTCATCCGACTGGCCGGTTAGCGCCCATCCAGTTTCAGCGGGGCAAATTGCCTCCAAAATCGGCTTACCCTTCGAATACTGATAGTTATTCCATAGAATGAACGGATTATAGGTTAGTATCATGGGACAATTCGCAAACATATCGCCTAATGAGTTTTTACAAAATTCCATTTGGATTTTCTTATAAGAGCCCATTTTTATCTTGGCCAAGGCATCTCTATGTAAGTCGTCGAGAGGAGGACTAAATCGTATGTCTTTTAGAGGCCCGGGTGGCACAGTAATACATAATTTACTACAATAATACACGCGATTGTCGCTGGTTCTTATTGTAACTATATTATTATTGCCATTATTATTGCCATTATTATTGTAAACAATATCAGTTACAATCTTATTATACATTATATTATCTCTAACTTCACTTAAAGAAGAATCGATTATGGCATCTAATAAAGTTTTAGCACCATTTTTAAACAAATAATGCGAACCACCGTAGTCGCCAAATAATGCCTCTTGATAATTGGCTTCATTTAAAAAAGACGTAGATACATGTTTGACACTCCCGCCACACCAAACTTCAATCATGTATAGAAAACTAGAAAGATCCTCTTTGGAAATTGAGTCAGCATCCTTAGACTCGGAGAATCCATCAATAGAATCCAATTCTACGAATGCCTCGTAAATCGTCTTATCCTTTTGTAAGCCTATTTTTTGCGCGATTTGGTTCCATTTTGCCGCCAATTGTTGGCGATATTCCTCGGTTAAAGTGCCTTTAGAAGACATATATTTAATGGTTACATTCTCCGAGTGCATCCATGGATTACATCTGGCTACTGGTATCATATTATTATAGTTAATAAACTTGTTTAATGGATTGTTTTCCGATCCGTGTATCCAAGCAGCGCCCATGTCCATATTTTGGTCGTTCGTATATACACGGCCACCAATTCGGTCGCGCGCTTCCAAAATTAGAAAATCGTTTGACAACCCACTTGCTACAGTGAGTCCCGAAACGCCGGCTCCTATTATTATTACTGGTTCCTCAAGTTTTATATATATTATTTTCCATAAACTATATAAATCCCCCAATTCATAAGCGCGAGTAAATTCGTCCAATTCAAATAACATTTGGCTAGTATCAGTATCTGATAAACTAACAATTGTATTCACAAGTGTTTTATTAAAATCAACTGGTAAATGGTTATATTTTGCTTGCGTCGAAACGCTGTAATTCTCTATAAAGTCCTTATATTTTTCATTATATACATCAGATTTATCCAATAAAAATTGCTTAACATTTTCCTTGAATTTGCCAAAATTCATTAACGATTATTCTATATATATTACACCCTTTAATATTTTTTCCCTATATTTTTATAAGCACCGCGAAAAGGTATTTGTTCAGTTAAACATCGTAATCACATCGATATCAAACTCGCTTAGAAAATCGGCGCCATATACTTCTTTTGATAGACTGCGATAATGTTCTATATACTCATACGGCGAAAATGTGTCTTCAATTGTGAATAATGTCATACATATTTTTTTCCTATTTTCATCTTGTAACCAATATTTTTTCACGATTCTGCTTACCTTGTTGAAAAAATTGTCAAAATGATTGTCGACTTCTTCTTCTAACGTGGACTTGTCCATTATTTCTTCATTACCATTTTTGTATTCAATATAATACACAAATCGCTTTACTTTCGGCATCTTATTTATAATAATCTAAATAGCAAAATGTATTTAGATTATTTTATTATACTTTTCTTTGTTTTAATGTTTGCTTTTCGCTTTTAAAAGTAAAAAGCTTATAAAATATTCGCCTTTACAGTATCCACATTACGCTTTCTAAAATTATGGTTGAGACAATACATCAAAAGGCTTGGTGCCAAATTATTCACATAATTAATAACTACGGTATTCGTTACAGATCCCTTCTGTTCCCGCAACTTTGTCAGATAATGCTCGTGAAGCTTAAACATATGCGTCTTATATTGCTCGGGAAACTCCTTTAAAGGTTTCTCCTTCTTTATGTAGCACGCAATGTAATTCTGATGAAGCGTATTTGTAAACATATGAATTTGGTCTCTGAACTTGGACAACTGGTCCTTTGTCTCCGGATAGAACTTGAGGAACTCGGGTATCTTGCCCTCCTTTCTTAAGGACAAATACTGATACTGAAGCTTGGACTGATTGCCACGCAATTGACGCACCTCCTCGTAAATCGGATTCCGAATCTTACATCGCTCGTTAGTTACAACATTCTTAATAATAATACCCATAATATTGTAGGGCGTATTTGGGCTAGCAAATTTATTAATAAGCTCCGTGTAAGTCGAAAACTCATAGACCTCAGGGAACCGAATCGTAGTTAATCCCCAGACACCATATTGCTTCACTAGTGACAATGGCTGAGGATACACGCCAATCGAGCCGTCTAAATTGTGCTGAATATTGTAGACCTCAATAAGATACAGTTGGGGCTTTGAAAATGGCACGACAATGCGATTACCAGGATGCTGTAATACAAAACTGTAGCAATACATGGGGTTAAGAGTATTGATGAATAGACCATTGTCGGTACACGCCTCCTGAAACATCTCATTGAATGTTTTAGATCCGGGACCCTGAAAGAAGGACATGTTAGCACCAACTGTGCTTCTTGTAGCAATTTGCCAACTAGCGGCAGCAGGGTCAAAGAATACATTAATCATGGTGCCTTCAACAAATTCCTGGGCAACAATATGCTTTCTTTGAATATCTTTTTCTACTATTTCATTTTCTTTTGCTTCGCTAAAAATAGGATACATTTCCATAAATTTATCCGCATGAAACGACTTGGGAGGAGCAAAACAGACAACATTGTTTAGCGAATTAATAATTACTGAGCGAAAAATGCCATAACTAGGTATCAAATCTTTAGACAATGATGGCTTATTATATCGGACAATTCTGTATTTCTGATTTAATTTAGTAGAATATGTGATTGTGTTTAATTTATTGTCATTATTTGCTTCTAAATCTTGATTGGATTGATTGGTTAAAGTATTGACAAATTCAGGTGTATCGGTTAGTCTGTAAAAATACATGGTTACTATTTATACTATATTATCTAGTTGTCTTTAAACCCTTTAAATTTCATTTTTTCGATTTATTAGATGGTCGTGGAATATTGTTTCTAATTAGAAAATTATTAAAGATAAAAATTTCTACTATAAATATAAGATAATGTCACAACCATCTGATAAAGAAAAATCATTCACAGACAGCATAGAGGAAGGGTTGTCCTCATTTATAGATAAAACAAAGGCAGCTTCAGCTGATATCGCAAATAAGGTATCTGAAAAATCACAAGAATTAGTTGATAAGGCAAAGTACACTGGAGAAGAAATGATTTGGAGCGATGAGGAAGAAGGTGGTCTAAACGCCCCTTCTAGTAACGAAAACACTCCTTCTATTAATGAAAACACTCCTTCTACAAATGAAGTAAAAGAGTTAGAAAACCCAGTAGAAAGTGAAGCGGAAGATTTAAATGATGAATTGGCTGCTGTTATTGAAGAGGAACTCGTGTTAAAACTAGGTGACCTTATCTATATTGTAGACCCAACCAATGAGATTTTAAATGACAACACATTTATTATTGAATATATTGACCCAAAGAAAATCAAGTTAGTCAATATCAAAACATTTGAAAAAACACAATTAAAAATTAGTGACCAAGGAGTTATTGGTGAAGGAACTATAACTGAAATCAAAATTCTAAGTAGAAACCCCGAGGAAGGATTTGCCAGGCAAAACGGACTTGTATCAGGCAAATGGGTCAATATTTATTTTGGCGGCGAGTTCCCCACTGTGATTACCGGAGAGATTACCAATTTAGAAGAAGATATGATTGAACTCCGAACAAATGACGATGAAACATTGTATATCAATTTTGGATATCAAGGTATCCCGGAAAACCTGCCAATCGAGACATTTGAATTGAGACCAGCGCCCGCTGTAAGCTCTGAACAAAAAGAAATAGAATTAAGTGAAGGAGATGAAATACAAAATGAAATGGATCAAAATGAATTACAAGAAGAAATAGATGAATTAGGTTTAAGTGAAGAAAGACCACAAAATCAATCAGCGCCTTCAAATATACCAAAAAGCGATGTTCGTGATAAAATCAAGCGCTTCCTTATTGAAGGAGATCAATTGGTGCTCGGTGATATCATCAAAATCAAAGAGGTTGTCACGATTGATAAGGAAAAATATCGTTATAGTATTGAATCACAGACGAACGACTTGCTAGAAGAAATGTTGTCCACTATTCCCAATGTCAAACGCACACCCAACGTGTTAAATAGTATCCATATTATGATAACCCGTTTCCTACAGCTCCGTAACCAATCATCCACATTTGACGGTAATCGCAACATTACCGGTTCTGTTAAAAAGACCGCAGACGACAAACCTTTAGCCGAATATTTGTCCAAATTTCAGAATACACTATATTGGATTTTGTTAGTTGCTAAAAATGTCAAGAAGGTTTATCCAGAGAGTGAAAAGAGTAAAAAGGATGAAATCAATGATATTGAATATGTCGAAGTTAATAGCGACTTAATGGATTTATCAGGCCTTTTCAAGAATTACAGAGCCAATATTGGCAGCGAAGGGCAGAACCGATATGCCGAATTATATGGCGCAATAAATCCTTTGCTAACCCCTTTTTCAAACGTAGACGAACATGATAATGAAAATAACAGCGTGATTGTTAATGCGCAAGTTACGTCCAATATAAACGCAATCATAGATAATTTAGGCGATCTTTACTCCACAATTGTATCCAATGACGAGGAAATCACGCGTAAATTTGTCATACAAAAATACAATCTAGGGTTGGACAGGTTGGAGGCAACCAATTTAAAGGGCAGCAAAATGGTAGCACATCGCGTCAAACTGACACCCAACGACACCATTTCCATCAAATCCGTCTTAACACTGCCCGAGCCAACCGTGCGTTTCTCGCAAATCAATCTTCCGGGATCTAATATGTTAGTTAAGGCCAATCTCAATCTCCAATTTCTGAATTATTGGCAATTACTAAAACAAAAAACCACAGTTACCAATGTTGACATTGACGGTCTAGATAACGAAATCGAATACGAAGACGACAATTTTGTAGACGACATCAAGAATTATATATTGGACTTTTCAACCAATGAGAAACCGGAAGGTTATTCGGATCTAGACGTTTACAACCAGTTTCTGAAAATTATCATTCCCAAAATCCGCATTCTCTTCAATTTGGTGAAGAAATATATCAAGGGCAAATTGTCGATGGTCGACCTAATCTCCTATTTGGAGCCGTTTTTAATTTATTCAAATGACTTGACCTATATGCAATACATTGAACTAAACAAATTCATTGACACCAAAATTAGGGAATACAATAAGACATATATTGAATATAGTCGTTCATTTTCGATACTTAAAAATATGAATTCCAATCAGAAATATGAAAATAAATTATTCGAAGTCCTCAATACTAACCAAAACGTCAAGAGTGTCGTATTTGGCGCATACGGACTGGAAGACCAGGCTGCGCTATATAAAATGTCGAGTTCTGAGTTCTTAAGAAAAATCAAGCTAGATGACTACGGCAACGTGTTTAACACTGGCGTCACTTTTACAAATATACAGCTGATGTATCCGACAGAGTTAAACCCCATTTTTGACAGCGACAAGAACAGTTTACAGGCGCAACTGGATAAAAACAGAGCAGACGACAAGTGTACATCGTATGTAATTGCGAAAAAGTATTATTCAAAGGAGCGGCTACTCACAGACAATGGCCAGACAATCTATTTTGACAAGGACTTTGATACTACCAATTACGACATTATTGATGTCGATTTTAAGAAGGAGCGCGATTCGTTAACATCTGAAGAAATGGTTGTTTATTTAACAGAACAGCTCCAAAAGAAGTATAAAAAAGACGAACAAGCTGCGCTTTATATGGCAGATACCCTTGTAAATAGAGCAAGACGTGTGAACGACGGTCACTATGCGATTTTGGCAAATTCCGACGCAAACGAACCTGTAAATTTGGAGTATTACATACGCAAAAACAATGAATGGGTACTGGAAGAAAATATCGACCCGGACTGGTTTATAAACGAGAGCGATATTTTGTGTAATATACAGACGGATTGTTTATTCAAACCGAACAAAACAGACAATCAATGTGAGACAGTTGAAGTAACACGTGACACAATGGTGACCAATGCTTTGAAAGAAATTATGGGGCAGTTTGACAAGAATTATCAAATAACCAAGGAAGATTTACAAAACAAGATTGACAAGATATCCTTATATTATGATGGCATATACAACAAACTTCAGGATATTAAGAGCAAGGCATTTTACAAATACAATCAGGAAAAATACAACATTGGTCTCAGCATTTTCGACGAAATTAAGCAGCAAATTGTGTCGCCATATAGCAAATTGCGAGACTTGATTACAGGTCAAAACGATTTCGTCAAGAAACAAACGGACATTCTTGAGTTTGCCAGCAGATTTTGTAGAAAGGGCAGTCTACGTGTGCCAAATATTAATGATGGAGAAATGGAGAACGAGTGGTGGCTCTATTGTAAGGAAACAAATGTGAAATTATTGCCTCTATTTCGCTACAAATTGGCCAAGGTATTTATAACAAACCCGTCGAACTATGAAACTGTAATGAATGAAATCATTAAACAGATTGGAAAGATTGGCGGCAATGGTGATGCTTGGACTGATATTCATAGTGGGGAAGTTATTTGCTATATTGATGCCGACGAAGATGAAGGCTACAAAGATGGTTTTAAGGTTAAGAGTCGTGGCGTTTTGGAAGAGGATAATGACATGAAACCTGCTACTAATGTAGATACTAACGCTATAACAAATGCTGTTAACGCTTCAACAAATGTAATAGCAAAGGTCAAATTATCACCCGACGGCCAAATGGTTGCCAATGTTATCAACGGACTGGCCGCAAATATGGGTATAAATATCGACCAATCAAGCAGTTTTATTATAAAAGTTGTCACCGAATTAATGAGCGACTCAAAGGTCATTGCCAAGGAACCGGCTTACAGAGAAAGAGAAAAGAAGGCGGCAAAAGAAGGAAAGAAAATACCAGAATATGGTGCCGTATACAGTTCAACGCTGTTATTCTTGACACTCGGTATGTTCATAATTGGCGTCCAAACATCAGTACCATCTTTGAAGACCCGTAAGACATTCCCGGGCTGCGTCAGGTCATTCAGTGGCTTCCCAATCGAAGGCGAGGGCGACGACAGTGGCCTAAATTATTTGGCATGTGTCGCCTATAAAATGAAATCGAAGACAATGCCTTGGGATGCTTTGGCGAGAATAAAAGAGGAGAAATTGGCAGACACGATAAAAGTATTCATTGTTAAATATTTGATGCCATATGCGGAAGTGGAGCAGAAAATCAAGGAAAAGGTCGAATATTTGTTATCCAATCCGGAAGTGGATATTCCCGATGAACATATCCTTTCAAAGTGGACGACATTTTTGCCACCGTTAAAGCGTTTTCATATTAAAGGTCTTCAAAGCGTAAGTGACGGATTTAATGAGGATTTTGAACGTGAAATAAAACTTGGCAGTCATAAGCAATTGGAAAAGTTGTTAGTTATCGAGTCGAAAGTCATTGCCTTTTCTCTAGCGATGCAAGAAGAAATACAAAAGATAATTGAGCATAAGGATCTATTATTGCGTTCATCTGCGAATCCGTTCATGGACAATGCGTGCTGTAATGAGAAGGAGAATGTGAATAACACAGCATTGGAATATTTTGTAAAGGAGAATGCTAATATCGGTGTCTATGGTAATGTTGTAAGGGAGTTGTCTGCGGTGCTACAAGACATCAAGATTTTGACCCAAAGCGCGATAATGTTGAGCACTGAAGATACCAAACGCATATTTCCGGAGATACCCGAGAATTTCAGCGAGGAGACAATTTACAGGGCATTTATAGACTTGTGTAAGTTCCAATCATCTGTGCCGATCGACGAAGAATTGGCTACCATTTGTATTAACAAGCCGGATTATTTGAGCAAAAATGACACACTACAGGAGAAAATCGCAAAGTTGAAACGAGACGGACGAAATTACAATAAGGACACCTTCTTACGACTGTTCCAAATTGTTAGTAGAAACAATATAATCCGTATTTCGTTGTCAAACAATCCGCCGTCCTATTCAGACAATCTGAGAAGATATTTATTACAAATAGACAACGAGGACGACCCCGCCATTAGTCGCGGTTTCAGACAGAAAATGGAAGTATTATTGGATACCTATGATATTGCTTTACAAGAAGATACTGAAGAAATGAGAGCCATGAAGAATTATTTGGCTCACTCCAATGATATGATGCGCAAAGATATTGTTGATTTCATTAAACGAAAGGCAAAGGTTGGAACAGGCGAGCTAAAACGCATTGCGTCATTTATGAAAGACCTAACCGTTTGGGATTCCGATTTGAAGCCGAGAAATCGTGGAGCAAAAATATCAGATGACTCGATGTATAATTATATCAACTTTTACAAGACATTTATATCCTTGTTATCGACCGTTTTGCCGACAATGATTATAAATGAGCAACAACAGACAATGGATGCGCCTGCTTATTGGGGTGTATCGCAGAAACACGCAATCGATTTGAAGAACATTGTAGAAGGATATTACGAGCCATTGAAAAAATTCTATGGTAACAAGTCAATTGTGAATATTCTGTATGAGATACAGAGTAAGTGTAGAAACCTTGTTCTATTGGCGAACGAGACTCCGGCTTTAACCAATATTCAAATTGGCAAACCAAGAGGCGACGAACCGGCACTCGAAACATACTCTGTATTTGACAAGAGAACTGCCACATTGTTATTTGAATATTATACATTACAGATATTTATTGAATATATAAATCTAACAAAAGACCCGAAAATGCTTAGCAGAATGTTGATTACACCGGAGAACGATAGTGATACTATTTATAGTGCGGACTTTTTAATAGAGCAGCAATTACGGTTTAGCGAGTCGGAACAGCAATTTATTGAAGGTGATGTTGCCAAGTTACAAGAAACTGTGGCGCGTTTGTTAGTTGGTTATATTACAATGATGATGAATTCAAAGGATACAATTGATATGTCTTATGACACGATTATGGATCGTGTGTTCAAGTTAAAGGAAAGTGAGAAATATACATTTACTGACCGTCTGAAGAGCATGACTGAAGAAGAAAGAGCCGTAGATACTATTTTGAAGGTCAATAAGTTGGGCGTGTGGAGCAAAGGGTTAATGAAAGGGATTAAAGAATATGATCCGGAGAATTACGACCAAGAGAAGGAGATGACGGAGAAGATTGCTGAAATCGAAAAGGGCATCAGACGTAATGCGAATGTAACTGATAGAAATGCGGATATGTTTTTCGAAGATGCGTTGGCTGAGATGGATACCGATGATTTTGTCAATGGCGATGAAATAATGATGGGCGACATCAATGAAGACAACCAGGATGGGGATCCGTTTGGCGATGAACGGGATCAAGATCAAGATACAGATTACAATTAAGAAAGAACTTTTTGTATTGAACTTAAAAAAATAAATATGAAATAATATTTACTCATTATATAATATAGATATAATGAGTGGAAATCAACAGGGTAATAATAGAAGAGCAGTACCCAATAATAATAATAGGAACAATGCTTACAATAATACAAGGGCTAACGATTATAATGATAGTAGAAACGATAGTACAAGAAGGGATTATAACGATAGTAGAAACGAAGATAGAAGGCCTTATGATAGTAGAAACAATTATAACGATAATAAAAGAAGAGACGAAAGACCTAGGAATGCTTATAACGATTATGAAAGAAGACCCCGCGACGATTATAACGATTATGAAAGAAGAGATACAAGACCTCGAGATACAAGACCTCGAGATACAAGACCTAATTATAATTCTAATGTAGAACCACCAAAATCACGCCCCACTGGCGCATCCATTGCCATGGCAGCCGCTGCCAAAGCAGTTAATTATGAAAAAGAAGAAGTAAAAGTCAAAGAACCAGTGAAAGAAAAAGAAGCAGTGAAAGAAAAAGAAGCAAAGGTATCACAATATGGGGAAATGCCTTTGTTACAAAAACATGTTGAGAACCTCCGAACATCTTCATCGAAGGCTTATGAAAAAACAGAAGCAAAATTAGAAGCCAAGAAACGTTGCGCATTCGCAATCATCCATTTTGGAAGCAACTCCGTATATTTAGAACTCGAATTGTATTTTTTCAAAATGTTGCGACAATATACGAACAACGATATTATCTATTTATATTCTGTAACTGACACACCTGAGTCTTTCGTAGAGACAGTTAGACCGTTTGTAACAAATGTAGTGCCTTATGACGACAACCAAATCACATACAATGTCACTTTTAATAGTGGTTATTCAAATTTCAATACACTAAGAACATGTAACTTCATATTTGCTTACACATTGGAACAATATGATACAGTGTGTATTATAGAATCCGATTTGGTTATTATGAAATCAATTGATCCAATTTTTGACTTGAAATCACCAGCTGTACTAACATATTATACTGGTGTCCCAAGATTAAATCAACAAATAACGAATAAACCAATGGATGTTTTGGCAAAGTGTCAAGAAATGGGAAGGATAAACGGCGGTGTAATGCTGATTAAACCGAGTATGAAAATGTTTGAAATGTATAAATCAAAAATACCTGAAGTAGTCCAACGTGAATGTAAATATCCCAACGAGACACTGTTTGAATATGTGAATAACTCCTATTACAATTTGCCAATCCAATATAACTTATCACATTTTTTAGCAAAACCATTCAAATTACGTGAATATGGACTAACAGCAAATGATATTATTGTGTATCATTTTAATGAAACTAAATACAAGCATTTGGATATTATAAAAAACCCGCTCGATGAAAATGGCGGCAATTGGTTGGACATTATTCAACAAGATAAGAAATATGAAATAAAGAAGCTGCCAATATTACATTATAAAACAACGACTTATGATAAATATAATTCAGAAATATCTAGACTTTTAATGGGTTTAGAAAAGTCCAAGGCCAAGGCACCAGTATCACCAAAAAAAGACGAGCTTAGACCGGGTTCGCCTTTACAATTGGAACCAAGAATTGCTTCTTCAAGTTCTTCTTCTAAAAAATCAAAATCTAGTAAAAAATCAAAATCAAAATCATCTAGTTCTTCCTCATCATCTAGTTCAAAGAAAACAAAATCTAAGAAACCTAGGTGTCCAAAGGGCACTCGTCGCAGCAAAAAGACGGGTAATTGCGAACCATACACAAAGTAAGAAGTAAGAATTTTAAACTTATAGAAACAAAAGAAACAAAAGAAAAGGATTAAAGTAAAAAGAGTAAAAGTTTTTTAAATAAGGATATATTAGAGATGTTAAAATCATTCATAAGAGAAAATGTAACTTTAGTAGCCATTGCAATTTTTACAGTATTATTTGGACTTATTCATTTCATACAACCAGCATGCCTATATAAATCAGATGGCAGCATACGTGAATTCGGTGTCGGCTACAAAAATAAAACAATATTGCCTATTTGGCTCCTCTCCATTATTTTAGGCATTTTGTCGTATTTGTTTGTCCTCTATTATTTAGCATATCCGAGAATAACCTTGATTTAAATATATATTATTTTTAACTTAAAGAGCCTCTTTACAAAATAATATATATAATTTTTAACTTAAAGACGTCTGAACCGCGTTATTTAGCGCCGCCTGCTGGGAAGCCTCCTCCTGCTGCTGAACATATTCATCGTGACTGGCCTTTATCTGTTCTACGCTCTTCTTACAGCCAACGTTCGCCAAATTATAGTAGACAATCGATGATATTAGGAGCGCGGTATACACATACCAAATGGCCTCGCCAATATTGTCCTTCAATACAACTAGATTGAGCATTTGGGTCTTATAATCTTTTTCTATACTTGCTGTACTCGTAATTGTCGGCTTCATTAACGGGCGCATGGTTGACCAAAAATCGGCAAAATTATCTGGCGTCATCTTATTTATTAATATTGACTGATTATTGTCGACCATTTGGGTCAAAGCTTTTACTGCCTTTTCTAGATTATCAACATTTTCTTGGTCGCCACTTCCTTTTGCTTTATCAACTTCCTTCTGTAAATCCGTGTTCATAATTGCGTCGAAAATATCCTTCGCACCACTTGAAACCACAAAGTAGCCAATCACATCTGAAAATGCGCTCTTGAAACCAGGAAAAATAATCAATACAGCGAGCATCGTGCCAAACATAACAGTCCATGGTAAAATTGTATAAAGCGCTGCGATGCCAATATTGTCCTTGGACGTGCCGCCACATTTAGTATTCATGTAATTCGTATTTAATAAGAACTGGGATAGACACACTGCTAAAAGATAGAGCGCCAGTTTAGGGAATATGGAACTCTTGTATTCATTAAAACAATCCATGGTTATATTAGTAATACCACTACTATCCGTGATAATTTCAGGCAATTTATCAAGTGTAAGTGTAGGTTTTAAAACAGTAAAATACACAATTGTCAAAACTATAAAAACAATGATTGATGTTAAATATATATCCATATATAGTTAATTAGTATATTTTTTTCGATTTTTAAAGGTATTTAATATAATTGTTATAAATTACTAATGAGTTTTTTTGAAGAAAATGCTAAACCGCAACTGACAGAACCGGGCGTTAAATATTTCTTGAATGAAACGCTAAAACAGTGTCATACTTTCAAGGAAAAACATCACAATACATTGTTCAATGTTTCCATGTTTATCGGATTCCTTGTCATTTTAGGCATATTATTAATATATAAATACAAAGGCAAACTAACAGAAGCCGAACGCAAGGAAAATGAAGAAGAGAAAAAGCGATACATATTATCTAAAATACGGAACTACCAGCAAACAAAACTAAGGGCGCAACAGGAATTAATTACTGGTTTGCCGCATTGGGAGACTGAACTAGAGGAAATTCGGAAACATGTTTAAAGTCTTATCCAAAGGGTAAAAATAATGCGTAGTTGTAAATAATTTATATAGCTATAAATTATATAATATATGCAAGAACAATTACCCAAGGCAGGAAAAAGAGATATTCACGAAGCCATCAATGAATTTTACAAAATGAAGGACAAATACGAAACTGCTTATAAAGAAAAATATATTAATCCATTATTGAAGTCAAAAAATTCCAGTAAGAAAGAGAAGCGTGTTGCTTTTTCTAAATTGCCTAAACCCGAATGTATCAATTGTAAACGAAATGTTGGCAGTGTTTTTTCAATTAAACACAAAGGCATCGATTTTTCACGACAATATCTCGCAAAATGTGGGGACGCCAATGAGCCATGTCCGTTAAACATAAACTTAATCAAGGGCACTCAATTTACATTTGAAAAAGAGATTAATCAAAATGCGGATTATATCGACGACTATAAGAGAAAGATTATTAAGGAAAAATACAACATGATGTTTGGATATGTTGCCGAAGAAATCGCAATTAATAATTTTGAACAACTGTCCATTGAGCTAAAAGAGATTACAAGTTTGGCAGGAGGCGTTATAGAAAAAAATATACTCGTAAATGATAATCCTGAAAAGGCTGACCAGCTTAAGCGTGCTATTGATATTTTTGGCAAAGAATATATATTACAATTCAAGCGGATGATAAAAGAATATGATGAAAATGGAAACGAACAGGTTGTAAATGAAGCGGTCAAGTTTTACAAAAATGAAATGATGCCGCGCATCAAGGAAATACAGGAGCTTAAATATGAGATTAATATGGTAGAGTATGAGACAGAAGAATTACTCTTTTTATTACGGCAGCGTAAAAATAGTTTACAGAATTTAGAGTATTCCTTTGTTAAGAATGATAACGTGGTTGCGTTTGTTAAAGGAGCAGCGGTAGCTAGTAAAAACAAGACATTGAAGGTCAATCCGATTTCCAAGTCTAAGGCAAAAACTAGAAGGGCAATTGTATTGGTAGAGGAAGAAGAAGAGAAAAAAGACGAATTAGCTTCAGCAAAAGAAGAAGGAGAAAAAATCGAATTACCTTCAGCAAAAGAAGGAGAATTAGCTTCAGCAGAAGAAGAAATGCCGGGATACGTTCCTAATTCACCGGGATACGTTCCTAATTCGCCGGGATACGTTCCTAATTCACCGACCAATAGCCAACAGTCAGGAGCCAATAGTTTAGACTCTTCTCAAGCGAATAGCCCACAGTCACCGTTTTAACCAATCTAACAAATAAATATTATATATAAATATCATTTTTTAAATAATATTTACATAATATAAAATAAGATAAGATGCTGTCAAAATATGTTCATATTCCTGTATTTATAGCCAGTTTTGCTATAGGACTATTCTTTGTCTATGTTTTAGGACCCGACATAAAAACGGTTTATATGTATCCAACTCCGTCAAATTATTTAAAGACGCAATACAAAGACAAAAACAGTCAATGTTTTGAATTTAAACCGGTTGAGACAGAGTGTCCTGTCAATCCATTTGACATAAAGACGGTGCCTGTACAGGCTTAATTTTATTTACACCATTGCGCATTTGAAATGCGAAATGGCAACAGTTACCTTCACTCATTTACCCCCTTTTAGGGGCGTTTTAATTGAGAAAAGGTGTAAAAGAAAGTATAGTTGCGTTCTGAATATTATACTTAGGAATAAATCGATTATTAAATTTATGAATAGTATTATTATTAGTATCAGTATCATAATTCTGTTCAACTACGGTAATACCATTTGGTAAAATAGAACTAATAACAGCTACATGTCCATCCGGTGAGTTAAATTTATAATAACTAGGCCATATAATTAAACTACCTTCTTGTAATTCATTTGATATCGTGACATTGTCTCCATTTAAGGTAGTAAATTTAGCATTGGGTATTTCAAACGCACTGGCAACTTCACTAAAAGTAATACCATGTTTAATTATTAAGTATCTTCTAGCATATTCAACACATTGCCACTTTATTCCTGTATAAATACCATTGTAATAATTCTTTATATTTCCACCATTTTTATAACGTTTATTTGAATATATACTAACACCATTCCAGTCGCCAATTTGGTCATCAAATATATAAGACCAGTATTTTGTTAGTATGAATATTATTATTAGAAAGATGGGTATAGTTAAAAGGTTGGATAAAAAACTTGTTGATAAATACATTATATAAATATAATATATAATGTATTTATCAAAATTTGTCCATAGTGAATTGGGTCGTTATTTAATGTCGGTTATATTAGGTTTAGGATTAGCAACATTTTTCAGAAGAATATGTCATGGTAAAAATTGTGTAATATCTAAAGCACCGCCATTAGAAGAAATCGAAGACAAAATATATAAATTTGACGGAAAATGTTACAAATTGGAGAAAAATGCCGAAACCTGTGTTAAGGGGAAGAAAACTGTGGCTTTTGCGTAAAGATTATATTACCACTTATCTTTAGTTATAATATAATTATAAATCTATGTCCGAATTAAATACAACTAGCATACATGATTTGCCGACAGATCCGGCCGGTGGCGGAAGCATTGGTGGTAACATTTCTTTAATGGCAAATGAAGCCAATTATAAAATTCCTCAAGGACAACAAGGGCAACCAGGACAAGGAGGACAAGGAGGACAAGGAATGTCGTTAGACCAATCTACCATCAGCCAAATTGTAAATGGTCTACAACAAGCCAGTATTGCCGGCGCCACATCGCTACCCAGTCGCGACATCCCTCAAAGCACACAACAAATTGTTAATGACCCCGGCATACAAGCAAATTATGTGCCACCACCGCCACCAAGTCAGTCCGATTACATTAAAGACGAAGATACCAATTACACTTACAAAGAAGAGACAATTAATGGCTCATTGGATGCGGTCTACGACGAAATACAGGCCCCGCTGTTATTGGCAGTGCTGTATTTTGTCTTCCAATTGCCTATCATGCGAAAACTAATATTCAAATATATACCGTTTTTATGTAGCAATGACGGCAATTATAATTTCAATGGTCTTGTATTTACAAGTGGATTATTTGGCTTCCTTTATTATTCATTGACAAAGACAATGTCGCACTTCAATAAATTCTAGTAAAAACATTCAAATAAAAAGCAGCTTAAATATTATATTACTTATAATTGTATTATAATATTTTCAATGGAGATCAATACACAGGCAACTACAAACGCAGCAAATATGATATTATTTGATCGTATCAAAACGGGCAACCCACTGTTAGACACCCTAGTGTTAACCTTATTACTTTCCACTGTAACCGGATTTCTCAAATGGTTAAATATTAACGTCCTAGAAACCATTAATTTAAAAACCCTATTTAATTACGAAAAATTATGTCATTATTTTTCAAAGAAAAACGTTGTCGAATATGAGGGCAAGATTTCTTGTAGCACAAGTATGTACGACAATCAGTTACACCAATCCGCCGCATTCAGTGACCGTTTCAGAGCATTGTGGGACCATATTATAAACACAGTTGAAACAAATGATACAATACATTCTATAAAAGAACACACCATTACAAATACGAATAGTAAGCGTTATTCAGGAAAGTCAAATACAGACAATGGTATTTTTTTGGTAAATCAATCCGACAAATTTCTGATTTCTGAGAAACTCGAAATATACGCATATTCATACATTCACAACGGGAATGATAATAGTGAAAATGTAGAAAATAGTAATAAAAAAAAGACGGTAAGTAACAAGACCGACAAGTTTGTCATTGAACTGTATTCATATAAAAGCAATATTCAGACAATCAAAGCATTTGTTGATGATATTACTCGAAAATACATTTCATCCATAGAGCATCTACGAGAAAACAAGCAATTTATTTATACATTATCGAAAACAAAATACGAGGATTGTAGTTGCGAGTGCTGGGACGAGAATATATTTGAAAGTATTCGCACATTTGATAACATGTATTTCGACGCGAAAAATAAGACAAAGACAACACTTGATTTTTTCTTGAAAAACAAACCCTGGTATTTTGAAAAAGGTATTCCATATTCACTAGGAATAGGAATGTATGGTCCACCAGGCACGGGCAAAACGTCCTTGGCAAAGGCGATTGCGAATTACACTGGGCGTCATATTGTTTGTATCTCTTTGAAACTGATTAAAACCAAGAAACAGCTTGATAATGTGTTTTTCGAAGAGCGATATAGCACAGATAACAAGCGAGGTAGTATTACTTTTGATAAGAAGATCATTTTATTTGAGGATATTGACTGTATTGGCGACATTGTTTTGGATCGGGAAAAGAAGAAAAACAAAGACGCTGGTTTGGGATTAGGTAAAAAACTCAATATGGAGGATATGACAATGAACTCTAAGGTGAATATGTGCGACCTCATTGAGACGATATCGGAAATGGATGACGCGACAAAAAAGAACTGGTCACAAGTTGGTCCAAAAACACTGAATGATGAGCCGCCCATTACGCTGGACGATATTTTAACCTTGTGGGACGGTGTTCGTGAAACTCCGGGCAGAATAATGATATTGTCATCAAATCATTATGATGCGTTGGATGCGGCACTAAAAAGACCAGGTCGTATTGATATTACACTGGAACTGTCTCAGGCCAGCCGACAAGTAGTCGCAGATATGTATCATCATCTGTTTAACCCTTTGAAAATGGCAGACGACGATTTGGAAAAAATCCAGGATAAGTTTTATTCACCTGCTGAAATAATTAATATTTACATGAATGAGGAGCAGAATTCAGAGCGAGTTATACAACGGTTACAAATGAATCAGCATGTTTAAAGCGCAGCGACCTTTTTTCACGAAGTTATGAAAGGTGGAGACAAAATGTGGAGACAAAATCTAGAGACAAAATGTGGAGACAAAAGGTGGAGAAAAAATGAAATAGTAGCACCGCAAATTATGGATACAAACTTTGTATTATTACCGTCTGTAAAGAAGGATTAGTAAACTCTAATTTATCCAACCGGTTTTTAACCGAAGTCTTTTCTCTTTCTAATAATGACGCAGCATCATAATTTTGTTTTCGTTGTTTTTGTAATCCCATATTCATTGCTAATATAGCTCTTTTAAATTTTTCTAAAAATCGGTCACAATCAGGTATTGTAAGTGTCTTATACTCAATATCTTGTATTGGTTGATTTTGTTGTAATAATTGTTTAAATTCAGAATATTTGGCATAATAATATATTTTTTCATTCAAGAGAGCACCTAAATTTGGGCATCTAAACATCAGTTTTTGCTTTGTATCAGACAAAGATATTTCGAAATTATATTCTTTTGAATCATCTTGAAAATAAGGAATAATATGTCTAGGTAGTTCTTTAAAATCAATATCTGAAAATTGTTTAAAATCATCTACTAGTGTCTGTGTTCTGAAATCACTTTTTTTTAAGGATTTAATATAACTTAACTTAAAAATATATGGATTTGCTCTAGTGTTTGCTGGATTAGGCGATTGAACTGATATTTTATAATCAGTTGATGGTATATTCAAAAACCATCTTATTAAATAAGCTAAATGACCAGCTAAGTTTTTGATAATTAATTCATCATATTGTATATTTTTATTTGGCATTATTAATACATCAATATCTTCACTTTTATATTCTGAAAGATTTTGAATTTCCGCTAATACAAGCTGTATTGCTTTCCCACCTTTAAATATGAATTTATAGTCTTGACCAATCATTTTATATGATATTATTCCAAAAATAATTAATGTAGAACATAAAATAATGTTAAAATTTTTAAAATCAACGTCTATGTCTTTAAACATTGTACCAAATAAAGTATAAGGCTCATTTTTTGTTGGTGTAAAAAACGTAGGTATCATCGACTTTACTATTTCACAAATACTCCATAAACTAGTTACCTCACTATTTGTAATAGGTATACTTCCATCAGCAATCATTATATCATTAATTAATTTTCTTATAGCAAACATTTCATTTTCTTCAAAAATAGGTCTCCAAAAAACTGGTTCAATATCTAGGTTATAACCTTCTTCAGATGGTAACTCAATTGGAATATTTAATTTTATAAATGGCTTGGTTGAAATAACTGGTATATCAACAGTTTCTGCTCTTATAGTTTCTTCTATTACTGGTTCTTCTATTACAGGTTCTTCTATTACAGGTTCTTCTATTACAGGTTCTTCTATTACTGGTTCTTCTATTACAGGTTCTTCTATTACAGGTTCTTTTAATAATTCATTCAACTCATTTCTTTGCTCTTCTGATAATGTGTTAGTATCAACGTTTTTTTCTAGTAAAAGTTCTATAAGTGGTTTATCGCGCAATCTTATTGCTTCCGATATTACAGTTATATCTTTAACATAATTTGTAAGATTAATATCGGAACCATTTGATATAAAAGTATTTAATAATGTGCTTCGTATTTTCATATCATGAATTTTGTTGAAAATAACAACTAATGGTGGAACTAACCGTTCTAACCCTGAAGAAGGGATATATTTATCAACAGGATCACCTTTGTTATTTACTGGAATTAATGTATTTATTCCATTTTTATTACCTTTCAATCCTTGTTTGAATTTATCTATAGCTTTACTTATTTCTTGTTGTAAATTTTTATTAATTGCTTTTTGTAGACCAATTAATGAATTCATAAACATTTGACGAAAATTTTGTACTTGTATTTTATCATAACCTCCTCTTAATGTTCTCGTCTTTCTTCTAGTTATAGGTTGTCTTCTAGTTATAGGTTGTCTTCTAGTTATAGGTTGTTTTCTATTTTTTGTGTTTCTTCTAATCTTTCTTATAGTTCTTCTTGTCATTGTATAATATATTATGACAAAAATAATTAAAAAAAGAAACCTTTGCTCTTCTGCTTTCTTGTCTTACGTTTTCTTCTTATATGTTTATTCTTAGTTTCTTTATTGCTACTTGATTCTTTTTTTTCTTTACTGTCTTTATCTTCGTCTTCACCCTTTTCCTTTTTAGTATCTGTTGGTCTGTAGCGCAAAAACCACGCATCATATTCCGCTGTATTCTTCTTATCTTTTAGCTCCTTGAATTTCTCCGCCTTTTCAGCGCGCATCTCTTCAATCGTCTCCTGGTGACCCATACAATTGATTGAAAAACGGCGCAATACACCCTTTTGCGACAAGCGGTTCTTTTCTTGTACCTCAAATAAATACTTTGACATACATAGGATACGGTTCTTATCATAATATGGTCTGTCCGCATATAAAAACGCTAAATAGAAACTCAACATGGTGTCAATTGTCGCAACCTTCACATCGCTACCCGACTCCTTGATTATGTTATAACTATGGCAGGCAAGTGGTTCATAAATAAACGCAACTGTGTCATTACCAACACGAATCTCATAATGTATCGCAATGATTTCACCCATTGCCGGACGCCTAATAATTTTCACGTTCTTAACATCCATATCATTCAGACGCTCCTTAATAATCTGTGCGGTTCGCATTGGTTCCTCCGAAAGCACATCAAAATCCGGGATTTTAAACAATTTACGACGCAAATGGTTGGGCATATGCTGCGCATAAATAGAGATAGCATAACCTCCAAAAAACACGACCCCTTGGTCTACGAGTGTCTGCTGAACCGTATCATAAATCTTATCCACGTTTTCATCATCGCCCATTTTGCGCTGGAAATCAATGTGGTTACATTGAGAAGCATTAAGTGGATAATGCTTGTTCAATAAGGTCAAACGCTTTAGAACCTTTTCCCAGCGCGAAACGTCACCCGCAGGACGAGACAATTCCAAATACATACCCATACGCAGTAAATTTGGCGGCGCATAAAGTATGCCAAAAATCTTAATGGTATCCTTCTTGATCGCGTTAAATAAATCCTTGGGTAATAATGTAATATCAGCAACAGGTATGAAATTCACAAACACTTTGAATGTGCCATAATGTTGTCCCGATTTCGCCTCCACTTCGACGAACCCTGCTTTCACATAAATGTCTGTCAATTCCTTCGCATCATTCAACGCATTGGGACTGTAAAAGTCGTAATCGGGAATTTCTATATCTTTGTTATAGAATTGGTCTTGTTTCGGCAATATATTATTAATGGCTGTTCCACCATAACAAATTAACTTCTTGTGTCTTATGAATTCCTCTACAATAGTTATTATGCGTTTGATTTCCGGCGAATTGGCCTCTTTACGTCCCCGACGTTCGTCTGCTTTGTCTACCGCGCTGCGTAATATGGCCAATTCACAGTCTTCAAATTTCATCGTCTTGTCGCATATTTGTTTTTTCATTATATATTTCTTAATATATAATGATACTAAAATTTTTATTAGGAAAATGTCTTCTTATAAGAATTACGATTTATTCGTAAATATCAAATAACTTAAAAATATACCAAAAAAGTTTTTAGCAAATAAATCTAAAATATTATAACAAGTATTTTTAATTTTATAAGGTAAAATAGCAGCAATACCATATAACGACCAAAAAACAAAAAAGTAAATAAATATTTTAAATCCTTCTTCACTTAATAAGGCATATTTATCATAAATAATATAGTAATAAATTAAAAATGGGATAAATCCTAATGATACTCCTAATAAAACAGGTATTACAGAAATTTCACCTAAATAGCCAAATAAAAGCATTAACCAATTGAGTAATAAAACAGGAATAATCGTATCAATTTCTTGATTGAACAATTCAAAAAAATTTAGCTGGTCGCTAGTATTATTATCAAACTTTTGTAAATATATCAAATAAAAGATTAAATTTACCAACATTGTTGGAGTTGTAATTACCCAATCAAAATATCTACTTGGTGTAACATTCAAGATATTAGTAAAATTATTAAACCAATATATGTAAAATGCTCCTTCTATAAATTGAACAAATACTTCTAGTATCATCATCTGTTTCAAAAACGCAAATTTTAAAGGTAGGTTGACAAATATAGAAATAAATTCGATTATACCCGTTACGACTTGTATTATAATAGATGTAATCAAAGATGTATAAACCGTTGAACTGGTCATATAATAATTAATTATATATATAATTAAATATTATAATAAGTGTATTTTCAAATGTAAAAACTAAAAATATAGAAAACCTAAATATTATAGTTAAAATATTGACCTGTTATTTTTTTCGGAGCATAAGACAACTTAGGGTCTTGTGGAGGAGGAGCAGCGATTTGAACTGGCATATATCGTAGTATGGCTGGCTTCAAAACAAACGCACTATTGGCCTCATTAAAGAACGCGTCATTCTCTTCCACATTTGCCTCAATATTTTGATACCTCATTGCCAGCAATTGGCAGCCCGTCTCCCTCAAAACAACAGAACTGGGATTATCTGGATTCGCTCCCGGATTCGGAATGCCGATTGTCATACCCAGCTTATTGAATTGTATTAATTCATTAATATCCGTATTTTTTACTTGGTCGAATGTTAGTTGTCTCATAAATATTGAGTTGCTGGTCATATTCACATATTCATAAAACTCAGAACATTCCATAAATGCCGTATTGCTTTTGTCTACAATAATCGAAATCTTGCCCATTAATTCTTTAAGCGGTGTCGCACCGTAATTGGTAACCGTATTGTTTTTAATATTCTCGTAACTATATTGTTTGCCCATTAATAAGTCCGAATATTGTTCAAATATTTTGGCAAAATTATCATACATCTTTTGATTTTCACTCTTAATTCGCAAATGGAATATAATGGGATCTGTTGGATTGGGTGCTCCGGATGACGAAAATGCGTTATCCGATACCATTTTCATTATGTCGCTAAAATTAATGTAATTAAATGTCTCCTTTACACAATAATTATCGACTGTGCTTGTTGCCACAACGGGCTGGTCATCAATCGAGTAAATTTCAAAATCGAGACCTCTTATACCTTGCTTCAAAAGGTCTTTTAGTGTACACATAGACACATAATCATTCTTGTAATTGCCTCCACTACAGCAGTTGTAGGCAGATTTAACATAATAATCTCTAAACTCATGTTGATTTACGTCGCGAGTTAAATCAAGCGATAAAATGTTCGTGTTTAATTGTCCGTATACAGTATCCATTATCTGGCATTCACGCGTAAGCATATTATTTGCCATATTCACATATATTGTAATACCAATGGTTGCACCAAGTATGCCGCCAATCATTGCGCCAGTTGTTCCTTCAGTTATTGCCTGACCTAGAATACTTAACATGACAGTTGATATAAGTATTATTAAAATACCTCCAAAATTGCCTGTTCCAGTATAATAAAAATAATAGAGCAATGTAATTATCATTACTACAAAGGTCAACATGGTTATTAGCGTGATAGACGTAGCTTCCGACATTTCTTTTATTTTTGACATACTATTTTGTATACTTTGTTGCGCGTCTTGAGCTATATTTGTTGTATCTGACATCTTTTATATTAGTCTATAAATATATTTTATAATAATTTTTATAATATTTTGTTTATAACTATTTTGTTATAATCAGTTAAAAAAATAATATGTTAGTATTATAACAATTAAATATGCCTGGAGGTCTTATGAATCTTGTATCAGTTGGACAACAAAATATAATTCTAAATGGGAACCCGTCGAAAACATTTTTTAAAACTACTTATGCGCAATATACGAACTTTGGTCTACAGAAATTCCGCGTCGACTTTGAGGGCTCTAAAACACTGCGTCTATCAGAACCATCTACGTTTACTTTTAAAATCCCTAGATACGCCGACCTACTTATGGATTGCTATCTCACCGTCGCAATGCCAAACATTTGGAGCGGAATTATACCGCCACAGCTAGTCACTCAAAGCGATGGTTCTACTACATATACCGATTGGGCACCATATGAATTCAAATGGATTGATAATTTAGGCGCTAAAATGATTTCAAAAATCAGCATTGTTTGCGGCAACTATACGCTTCAAGAGTATTCGGGTGACTATTTACTAGCAGCCGTCCAGCGTGACTTTAACGGTGTCAAAAAGGATTTATTTGATGCGATGTCCGGTAACACGGCTGAAATGAATAATCCTGGTAATTCCGGTGCGCGCGTCAATTCATATCCCAATTCATTTTATACGAATGACTTAGCAGGTCCCGAACCATCAATCCGCGGACGTATTTTATACATCCCGCTAAATAACTGGTTCGGACTCAAGTCGCAAATGGCATTTCCATTGACATCTTTACAATACAACGAGCTACAAATTGTCGTCACAATAAGACCCATCAGTGAATTATTTCAAATTCGTGATGTATTTGATACGTATTATAATTATCCTTACATAGCACCCAATTTTAACACATGGTATATGCAGTTCTATCGGTTTTTACAACCGCCACCTGATATTGAACTGGGCATAGCATCGTATACGGATACCAGGACATTATGGAATGCGGATGTCCATTTGAATTGTACATATTGTTTCTTATCCAATGAAGAAGAACGTATTTTTGCGATGGAAGAACAAAAATATTTGATTAAGCAGGTTCATGAACAGCAGTTTTTTAATGTTACCGGACCGAACAAGGTGGCGCTTGATTCAATTGGTATGATTTCAAATTGGCTATTCTATTTCCAACGTAGTGATGTCAATCTGAGAAACGAATGGTCAAATTACACAAATTGGCCTTATAATTATATGCCATTGGATGTAGTTCAAGCTTCGGCGGCAGGCGACTACCTTATTTATAGAACAGATGCGTCGGGTAATCAGGTGCCATTTTATATAGGTCCGGGTGTTAATCCGAATAACAACCTAACCGGCTTGCTAATTACGTCAAATTATTCTCCGGAAAACGACAAGATGATATTGGTGGCAATGGGTATTTTGTTAGATGGGTCTTATCGCGAAAACATACAGGCAGCGGGCATTTACAATTATATCGAGAAATATACAAGAACGAGCGGAAATGCGCCACCTGGTCTGTATTGCTACAATTTTGGAGTCCATTCTAATAATTCAGATTTACAGCCGTCAGGGGCAATAAATATGAACCGATTTAGTCAAATTGAGTTGGAGTTTACAACCATTATACCTCCATTGGATCCTTTAGCTCAAAGTCTCTCAATTTGCGATCCACAAACAGGCGAGGTAATCGCGGTAAATAAACCGACATGGAGAATATATGATTACAACTTTAATCTAACACTGTTTGAGGAGCGCATTAATATTGTCAACTTTATTGGCGGAAACGTGGGTCTAATGTATGCGACATAATTCCACATTTCTATTATTATTATATTTTAAAATAATATAATATATTTTTTAACTTAAAGACGACGTATTGGCGGCAATTGGACCATTGTCGTAGAACAGACCAGTGGCCGTTTGTTTCTGCTTATAAAATATATAATTTTCCGGTCCAAGATCATATTCGCTTGCCAATTTCGCATTGTATAGCTTAACGGCTGCTTCGTATTTAGGCTGCCATATTTCGTATCCTTCATAAGGTCTAGGAACTTGCGCGGCCATGTCAATAACTGAAGCATTTGTTCCAATATCATAGGTTAACGCGGAATGCTGTGGGTTCTGATTATAAACAAGACGACCCGTTTCTAAAGAATCCGCAGCAGTATACGTCTGTGGCGCAATCGGCGCTGACTGTTCGGCGACAAATTTGTCATGGACTTGTTTTAATAACAGTGACCGACATCCGTCTTCATAACAATCGACATCGTCAGAACACTGTTTCCCAGTTTTAGAACATTTGGCATTATAGCAGGCATTTTGGCAACCGAGTGTGTCATTTAATGGCAAATTAACAGTACGGCTATATTCATTGACTAGTTTAGTATTAATATTTGAATTACTTTTATTGAATATCTCCGGATTATATGTAATATTTCCATATAATACGTTTTCGGGTTTATCATCATTTGTAGAAAACCCTTCTTTTCTTGACCCCTTGTTAACACCCCTATTAACACTTGAAAAAAACTGTGTCACTAAAGCAAAGAAGAGCAACACTAGAATTAATGATAATATTATATATTTGTATTTATTTAATATCAGAAGTTTGCTCATTTATATATTTACTCATTATATTTTTTACCATTTCAAGATATTATTATTTATCCAATATTTAAAAAAATCTAATTTAGTGATTAGTATATTATCTATAAAATTTAATATATATTTATTATAAATAATGTCAGATACAAATACAGATACGAATGATGATGCTATAAAAAAAAAGAAAAAACAATCATCAGGAAAAACTGATGTCGGGGAATTTATAAAGAATTTTGCTCTTTCAATGGTTGGAATAATATTGTTTATCATTTTTGGCACGTCTTGGCTCTATATAGCTAAATTATCTACGGCTAAAATTATTCCTATTGATACATACTTTGAGCCATATACATGTAAAAAAAATGTAGAGTTTGGAAGCGTTCCAATAAAAGTTCCAATGAATACAATGTCAGAACTCGACTTCAAAGGTCTTAAATTTTGGGGTGAACCGATTGGAAAATGGGAGCAAGAAGCTACCTTTTCTTCGCAAGGTTTTATTAAATCATTCAATCACTCTTTTATTAACAATCTTCGCAAAAAAACAGACAATCCGGCTTCTTCTTCCAATTATGATAAATTCAAATCCATTTTAATAAATAATATAGTTGGTACTGGATTTTGGTTGTATGACAAGATTAGTATTCCTGATGGGATTCGAATGATGCCTGACTCTCTTAAAATTGTTATTTATGGTCTTTTTGGAGTAATGTTTTTTCCAATTTTTTGGATTTGGAATGGAACGGCATCATTTTACTATACTATAATGACACTTTCTAAAGGTGAAGAAGATAATCCAAATGACGGCGGATATGATGGTGGACTCTTTGATGGCGTGGATGCTTTGAAAAATGGTGATTCTCTTTTGGCAAATTTTGGCAAAGCTCTTTTACGGTTTTTTGTTTGGATACCAATTTGGCTTATTGTTATACCTGTGTTAACCATGTTTGTGTTTCCGGCAATTGGTACATTTTATCCATTTTTCAAAATGTTATTTTCGTCTGGATACAAATTAAAGGAATATGATCCTTTTAAAGCCGACAAACAATCGGATAGCAAGAGTTTCCTGGATTTTATCAAAGATAATCTTGTTTATAAACGGACATTAATATTAGTGTTTGCGATTTTGAACTTGTTTACATGCGCAAATAAATATTTAGGGGAAAATTACTTTACTGCGGTGGTTCTTGCGACTATATTGGGAGTTATATTTGGCAATATTTTTGTGAATTCGGAGCCAGATGACGCCACGATGATATCTGTAAAGGAGACAGTTGATCCAGTTATCGATAAGCCTGCTCCTCTTGATGATGAATGTGAAGAATATCAAGACGAGGTTATTGACGCATGGTCCAAATTGAAACGAAAAAATCAATATGTTTCTAATTTAATAGACCAATATCCTGGTTACATTAAACAAAGTGAGTTAAATAGTAGAAGGGAACATATTATACAACAGTTTAAAAAATTAGATGGAAAAAACTCACTTGAAACTGCTATGGTAATCAATTTTGAAAACGAACCTCCAAAAGTTACTTATAAGTATTTATATGAGAACTACACGAATTTTATTACACAGTATCAAAAAGAGGCGGCAGAAGATAAGAAGGCAAAGGATCAAGCGGCAGCTGAGAAGGTGGCAAAAGAAGAGGGAGAGAAGACACAAGCGGCAGGACAAGTATCTGCTACTAATAATAATAATAATAATAGTTCAGCTACTGGTGGCGGAGGAGGAGGTAACAAGTCTTCTGCTAGCATATTACCAGTTTCTCAGACTGTTGTAGATAGTTCAAACCCGCCGGAACCACAACCTAATTCTCAGGTTAGTGTATCTGGTAATAGTAGTTCAGCTACTGGTGGCGGAGGAGGAGGTAACAAGTCTTCTGCTAGCATATTACCAGTTTCTCAGACTGTTGTAGATAGTTCACTCCCGTCGGAACCACAACCTAATTCTCAGGCTAGTGTATCTGGTAGTAATAGTAGTTCAACCGTAGTTGAATCTAATTTGGAGTCTAATATAGGAGAATCTCCTGTTAAACCAAAATCGAATGAATATGGTGAATACTCTAGAACAGATAGACCTTTAGACACAGGTGTTGATGTTCGCAGTTCAGCTGAGAACCGTCCTGATGTCAAAAAAAAACCCGTAAAAATGGAATCTAAATCTCTAAACACCTTTGTAGATAATAGGATTAGTTCTGTAACTCCAAGTAGTAGTAGTGGCGGCAGTAGTAGTAGTAGTGGCGACAGCGACAACCCCGTGACATCAAGCAAAGGTGTTAAAATTGAACTAAATCCCAGCGCAGTAAATTTATTGGGAAATGTAGGTCGAGACAAAGAAAATGATGTTAAAACCGAATTACTAAATTTGAACCAAAAAGAAATAGCCGAGATACTTGAAATTTATAGGAGAGACGTTGGAAAAATAGCTATAGAACAACAGGAAATAAACAAAATAGAAAGAATACAAAAATACCTCCCTATGATTATAGAAAGACAGCGACAATTAAATGGAGAAAATCCTCTATCAGAAGATGAAATGAAAGCATATATTAGACATAATTTTCCTACAGCTGCCGAAAGAGCTAGCAAAGATAGTGATATTATGAATAATTTTTACGATCAACAGTTAGCTGAGATAAATGCTGCTAAGGCCGGAGGTGGTAACCCTAATCCTGAAGTTCCTGTTAAGACCGGAGGGGGTAACCCTAATCCTGTAGTTCCTGTCGCCAAAGAAGAAGTCAACGATCCATCTGCCAAAAAACCATTTTTTAGTTTTCCTTCCATTTTTTCTACCCAAAAAAAGGTTGTTCCTGAGCAACCCGAAAATGCAAAAGTGATGACAGAAGTTATAAATGCTGTATCAAAAAGAACACCAATGAACCCCACAGTCAATTTAAGTGTATTACCTGATGATGTTCTAAATACACAACTAACAAATGCTACTAAAGCATTTGTCAACGCAAAAGGAGCACCTAATCAAATTTTATTAGAAAACATGACTTTGCTTTTAAATGAAAAATATAAAAGGGATGATAATCCGAATGAAGCGTTTGATGAACTTAGCAGGATATCAGCACAACAAGCAGAATCAACATTAATGTCTGGAGGTTCAAAAAATAAACAGAAAACCTTGAAAAATAGAAGACAACGATTTAATATTAGACTTGTATAAAACGATTTAAATAATAATTCCTATAATAATTATTATATAAGTATGCCTTCGAAAAACAATAAAAGTAATAAAAAAAACAAAAATAAACATAAAAAACTGATACCCAGGTTGCCAATCGTACCATCAGTTGAAAACTTATCTGTCGTTGAAAACTTACCATCTGTCGTTGAAAACTTACCTCTTGTAAGCATTTGTACCCCCACATTCAATCGCCGCCCATTTATCCCCTTTATTCGAAAATGTATCGAGCAACAAACATATCCTTTGTCCCGCATCGAATGGATTATTATTGACGACGGCACGGACCCGATTGGAGACCTGGTTACCAATATGGACTGTGTAAAATACTTTTATTATCCGGAGAAAATGCTTCTAGGAAAAAAGCGTAACCTTATGCACAGCAAGTGTTCCGGCGATATTATCGTGTATATGGACGACGACGACTTCTATCCGAAAGACCGTGTATCACACGCAGTCGAAACCTTGTTACAAAATCCAGATTTTCTTATGGCCGGAAGTAGCGAAATGCACATTTACTTTGATTCCAGGAACACGGTGTATCAATGTGGCCCTTATAAGGAATTCCATGCCACAGCAGCCACGTTTGCCTTTAAAAAGGAACTCTTATTAAAAACAAGTTACAACGAAGAGAATGCGCTGGCCGAAGAGCGCCATTTTTTAAAGAACTATACAATTCCATTGAAACAATTAGACACGCAAAAGTCCATAATGGTCTTCTCTCATAAGCACAATTCATTAAATAAGGAAAAACTGCTGGAAAACATGGAGGCTACTAAGACCCAGTTATCGCGATTCACAGTGGATGATTTTATTGACAACGCTGAACTGAAACAATTTTATATGACAGATATGAATAGTTTGCTGACAAATTATGAGCCGGGCAAGCCGGAAAATAAACCCAAGTTAATGGAGCAAATTAGAAACATGGAAACCGAGAGGAACCGACGATTGGCAGACCATAACAAAATGATGGAGGCACAGAAGCGATTATATCAGAATACAAATACTTTAACTAATACCTTAACGAACGGAACTAATTTGGAACAACGCATTGTTAGTTACGAGAAACAAATCGAGGACAAAGTATGTCTCATTAATGAATTATTAAAGAAGATTAAGGACTTGACTGCCGAGTTGGATCATTATAAAAATAAATAACCTTTAATCAGTATAAATTTTATTATAAAAAAATTATTATAATAAATAGTTTAAAGACAATTTATTATATGTGTATATAGCAAAATATAAGATGCCTTACAATGATTACTCCAACGACGACGATGTTAATAACAAGGATTCCACAAGGTCATTACCACTAGACAAGCATTTTCATCGCATTTATAGAAAGGTTGTCGACGAGAAGAAGACAACTCGATTGGATAACGGAAAAACCTATTACAAGAGAGCCGCAATTGACCTTTATGGGACTGGCTCAGTTGGCACTCGAATTCGCAACGCAGTGACGGGTGCTAGATACAACTATTTGGTTGGGTCGTCTGACCAGGATTTCCTATTTTCTGTCGCATTGTGTACTGGTGAGAATGGACTGAAGGAGCATGTTGCGCTCTTTTACGACTCGCCTGACCAATATGAGAGCCATATGAGAACTACTCTTAACCCGGAGAGGAAGATGGAGTGGCGATTAAGTCATATGTAAAGCTTAGGTATTGTTTATTCTTTTTTTAATATTTTTATAATATTACAAAAAATTAAATACTTATTATATTTATTCATCGCCTTCAATATCAGACACTACAATATCCTGAGTATCTTCCGCATCTTCTTTCGTATACTTTTCCAAATATCTATAAATGCGATTAATATCTAATTTGGATATCTCGTAATTCTCAAACAATTGTATAACTTCATTGTCTCCAACTGGATATTTATTTTTGATATCTAGAAAGAAGGCATACATATCATTCTTATCCATTCCCAATTGCTGGCATAAATTCTGAATAAATATGGTATTATTGTATTCAGTCGAATATTTTGTTAGTACCTTTGTAAATCGAACCTCTGTTGGATTGAATTTCTGTTTACTAAGGTTGGCATTTGTTTCATGGTACAGTCGGTTATTATTGAAAGTCTTTATCAACGAGCTCATCTCATTAAATTGCCAAATCTGTTTCTGAAATGTAATCCGGTCAATGTAATCCGCAAAACACATATTATCTAACAATTTCATATAAAATGGGATAGACTGTTCTTTTGATAATTTGCCAATAACATCGACCACATTCTCGTGATATAAAAGACCCACAATTGTCCTGTCTGTTTCGTTCATAATTGTTAGATGGTCTTCTAACATATACTTGTTATTAATGAGTTTCTTTGTGATTTGCCGAGTATCATCATTATATGACTTCATTAAGAAAATGTTCTGAATAATATTGTTATTTAATATGTCCTGTTTATTTTTATAAAGTTCATAAATTGTTGTTAGTTTACGCAAATCGCCTTGGATAAAATTAACTATATTGGGTTTTATAGCTTCGTCAATAGACGGAATCACCTGGTTTATTATATTGTTCATTTGTGTCTTTGAGGGCGACTTTAATTCAATCACGTCACAGACCTTCATTAGCTCCTTTATTTTCTTGTCCATGTGATAGTTCCCAATACATATAATTGGGTTAAGAGTAATATCCTCTAGGCGCTGCTTTTTGGTCTTTTTCGGCCGAATAATTTTGATTAATGAGTTGATTCCGCCCTTATCGCCATTATTCATCCCGTCGATTTCATCCATTATAATCGCAATTCGCTTCACTTTTTTGTGAAACATACTCATTATATTTTTATCCGACATATTATGCTTTGTGATGGTGTCGATAATAGATTTGTTGCGTATATCTCCGGCATCATATTTAATAATATCATAGTCGAGTTCCTTCAAAATATTCGTGACAAAAGTGGTTTTACCGGTGCCCGGGTCGCCATAAATATAGATGCCCTTTTTGGTTGTTAGATTGTGTTTTGTTTTTTCGAAATTTGTTAGTATGTCTTTCATTTTAGCAACCTCATCTTGTCTTTCTAATAAATTATTTATATTGATTACCTCCATTTAATATATTTGATTAGGTTCTTTTTATGTTGATTTTTACTAAATCCAAGTTTGTCGATTATTGGTTTCAACAATTGTAAACATTTTTGCGAATCATAATCAAGACAATAACTATTTAAGAATACAAGATAATTCATATAAATACAATCCTTGTTCAAATAATTTCTTAAATTTGACCATCTGTCAAAGTTATCAACTAACAAACGACTAAATACAAAGTCATGGTCTCTGCGAATAATGCTTCTGATATATTCCTCGATATTCTTATTATGAATAGACAGATATTGTAGCAACAGTTTATGATTCGCTTCGTATAATTCCTTGCTCCAAAACAGTTTTCTTGTTTCAGGCACATATGATTCAATAAGCGAGACTATTTCGTTGGGTAATTTGTTTATATTATTAAGTAATTGGTTTGGTTTTTTGGAAAACATGATTATTTTGTTAGTTGTAGTTGTCTTAAATTATATTATACATTTTATTTTGTAATATAATTTATTATTGGATTTATAAGTTTTTAGTTACTTGTTGTAGTTGTAGTATCAGTAGAACAAGGGTTATCAACTCCGTATGTAATACCATCCCATGTTACACCACAACGCGTCGCCCAAGTATATTTAGAACAAGCGCCATTCTCCGCATTAAACGGAGACACATTGAAATTCATTGTGTTTTTATTACCTGCTTGTGGTAAGTTACACTTTCCTAAACTTTTAGAGTTTAAACAAGATTCCCCGTCCCCTTTTAAATCGACCCAATAATCGGGACAAGCACCTGTAACTGGCGGCCACACGATTGTCTTCTTGGATTTAGCTAATGAGATACCAATAACTACCAATATAATAACTAGTCCAAGTGCTGCGATTACTAATATTATTTTTTGAAAAGATAATTCCATTATATAAATAATTAGATATTTTTTTATATTTAATATTATATATTATGAATACTCAAATGGCAAATGGAAATGGAAAAGGAAATGGAAATAGAAATAGCGGTATACCAAATGGAAAGGTTAATGGTCGTGTTGATATTTTAAATCCACCCGACATTGCTCAACTATTTTCAATGTATGATAAAATACCAGCAAACCAATGTACTACGTTTAGGAACGCCACGATTGGACAATGGGATGAAACTCCATTATCAGAAGCTTACTTTTCCAAGGAAAATATTCAAACAATACAGAATGGCATACGAATGGGTGTATACCAAAAGTCAAATGGTCAATATAAAATTGGGCAGCAGGATTGCGACACATTGAAGACGATTATGCGGTCGATTTTTTTACAGAATTCGGCCAATTTGCCCTACAATATCCAAGGTCAGGTTCAACAATTAAATCAGATGGTGCTAAATTATGCTGTCCCGGCAGTTTATGGCGAGGCGCAGGGGTATATTAAATATTTACATGATGCCAGCACATTGGTTGTGCCTTTAGCAACACCCGTGTCGGATTCGCAATTTGATAAACGCAATTACAAGATGCCAAAGTGGTTTTAAGCGCAGCGACCGTTTTAAGCGCAGCGACCGTTTTTAAGCGCAGCGACCGTTGTAAAGCATTACATAGTAATGCGACTGTAAAATAAAAAACAAATTATTTAAATTACTATTTAAAAGTAATTTAAATTGTTATACTATCATTCAATGTTTTCAAGGTCTAGACACGCTATAAAATATATTGTAAAACGCAATTATTGGTTACCAAATACAAATACAAAAAAAACACCAGATAATTTTATTGATTATGAAAAATACGTCCAAGATACAATAGAATCAAAAGAACAAATTACAGAAATAAAAAAAGAAGTAAATGACATTCATATGTATTATAAACATTTGACTAATAAAACCACGGAGCAATATATGGATCTAAAACGTATTCAATGTAATTTATCCGCAATAAATCAGTCAATTCATGACCAAAAATACTGGATTTTTCACAGTGTGCTCCTGTCATATATCGGATTATTTACATACATTTTTAAACTTTAAGAAAAGCGACATTTACTACGTTTTAACCAATGATAAAAAAATATAATAACAATCATTTTATTATATTTTATAAAACCAAAAACCAAAAACCAAAAACCAATTAAATGTAAACAATCTATTTATACTTCCTCTAATTGGATCTTCTTTACAATCTTCTTTACTACCTTACTCTTAACTACTACCGACGACTTTCCTTTTGTTAAACCATTAATCGCGACATCTCGCTCTGACCTGTAATTCACATATTCCTGTTCCAATGCGACCAATTCTCTTAACCACATTTGTTCGCAACTCGTCGCCTTAATTTCAGCCAATTCTTGCTGCTTCCGCTTGTGCTCATTCATCAGCTTATCCACATTTTCCTCGGATACGGCGTCCATTGGCATCTTAACCAAATATTTGTATTCTTCATCTTTTTCACCATTTACAATCTTATCGTATCCCTTATCCTGTAACAGCTGAATTATTTCGTCCTTCTTCTTCTTACGCAAATCAATGCTACCACTCAGAACCTCTTGAATGTATCGGACTTTATTGGATAATACGACTAGCTCCTTTTCTAGGACATCGATTAAATATGCCTTTCTTTTACCATAATATACCAGTCTGACGCCATAGAAATCATCGATAATTTCACTAATTGCGGTGTATTTGGTCAGCTTGTCTTCCGAATTAAACAAGTTCATGTTGGTTGTGCTACTGGTGTTGTATAACTTGAGAACCTTCTCTAATCCGTTACATCCATAGTCACCCTTTGCCTGTTCAAGCTCTTCCAATTTGCCCTTGTTAAACGTAATAATGAAGTCCACATTTGTATCCTTGCTTTTATCGTCGTATTCCTTTACATAAGGTGTTGTCTTTTTCTTATCTTTAGTGTCTTTATCTTTATCCTTAGTTTCTTTATTGTTATCTTTTTGCTCTTCCTCCAGTTCCTCAAGAAGCTCCTTGAAGTCCTCCGTCCAAAATCCGATTGGTAACTCAGTAACGCGAATTTTATCAGGACCTATCTTCTCATAAGTGCCCTTGAATAAATACCTGCTATCACCGACCTTGGATATAGAACCATTGAAGCCTTCATAATATGGCATGAATTCTTTTTCAAGGCTTGCCGAATTAGATAATTTGCTCTTAAGATACGCAATAATATCCTTCGGATTATAACACATAATTTCAGTACTGAAACCAGTACCAATTCCTTTGGAACCATTGACTAGAACCATCGGAATAATCGGCACGTAAAATTGCGGCTCAACAGGTGTTCCATCATCCGACAAATATTTTAAAACATGGTCATCTTGTTCCATAAATATACAACGCGTTATCTTCTCCAAACAAGTAAAGATATATCTTGGAGACGACGCATCTTTGCCACCCTTAATTCGAGACCCAAACTGTCCCGACGGAACAAGCAAATTAATATTATTGGAACCGACAAAATTCTGCGCCATTCCTACAATTGCCTGATTGAGCGACTCTTCACCATGATGATAGCATGAATGCTCAGACACATAGCCGGAAAATTGTGCTACCTTGATTTCAGACGACAATCGCTTCTTAAACGCGGAATACAAGATTTTACGTAATGATATTTTTTGTCCATCCATCAGATTTGGAATACTGCGGTCACAATCATATTTGGAGAAATGGATTAGCTCTTTATTGATAAACTCCTCATAAGTAATCATTGGCTTGCTTGTGTCGACATAACTCTCTCTATCATACACGTTTTCCAACCAGTCTTTTCGGTCGTCTGCGCGCTTCTTATTGAAGACCATATCAATCGCATCATCACTTGACTGTGTGTGTTCAAATCCTACGAAACGCTTCTCCTCAAAATACTCAACAAACTCGTTTTTCGTGGATGTTCCCAAACCCTTGTAATATTTGATATTCCACCCTTTTGTATCCGTGGTTGCGCTGTTTTTCCAGGTATTGTATTCACCGTCATTATAAAACTTGAGTTCTTGTTGACCCTTTTTTGCCTTCAAAATAGGCGTGTTCATAAATCCGATAAACCCAGGAATATGTGCTAGACTTGACCACTCATTTTGAAACAAATTAATACACAAGCCTTTGATATGTGACCCATCCAAATCCTGGTCAGTCATAAATACGACCTTACTATATCGCAATGACTTGTTTACATCTTCCATGGATTTGTATTCTTTGCCTGCCTCGAGTCCGAGTATTTTCTTGATTTCAGTAATTTCCTTGTTTTCAGAAACCTTCTTTTGTAATTCACCTCGGACATTCATGACCTTGCCCTTCAAAGGATACACACCAAACGTGTTTCTGTCTTCAGAGGATAGACCGGATATCACTCCAGTCTTGGCCGAGTCTCCCTCGCAAAAGATTAACACACATTCCTTTGATTTCTCAGTGCCTGCCCAATTCGCATCAGTCAGCTTTGGAATACCACGAATCGACTTGGACTTGGTGCCATCGGTTTTCTTCGCAGCCTTGTTTTCCTTCACTTCGGTGATTTGAAGCGCCGCATCCATGACACCCATTTTAGCGACCTTTTCAATGAATTTGTCACTCACGTCACACTTGGAGCCAAACTTGGATGAAGGCGTATTCATGAAATCCTTCGTTTGACTGTCGAATGCCGGGTTTTCAATGTCGCATCTGATAAACAGAATGAGTTGTTCTTTGATGCTGTTCGGATTTACCTTGACCTTCTTCTTCTTCTCAATAAATTCGCATAACTTTCGAGTTATTTGTCCTAGAATGTATTCGACATGTTTGCCACCCTTTGCCGTGTGAATACCGTTTACAAACGAGACCTGAATAAATTCATTGTTTGGAGTAAGTGCTACGGCATATTCCCAACGGCCACCAGGACCACTGTCTTCATATGCTCTTGGTGCCGTTGATTTGTCGCCAATATACAAGTCAATGTATTGCTGAAAGTTCTTAACCGGAATAACCTCTGAATTATACTTGACCTTTATTGACTTGTCTGTGACTGCTGAAATATCATACACACGCTTTTTTAGGAGGGCAATTAGGTCAGGACTTAGACCAGTGATACCGAGGCGTTGGTAATCCGGCTTGAATGTAATCTTTGTATAGGGCTTTGTCTTACATTTAGTAATTACAGGCTTACAAATCTCATCCAAATTATTCTTGAATTCCTGAACATATTTGAGACCGCGAACATGATCAACGGTTTCGACTTGTCCATAGGTAGACCAAATAAGAACTAATTTGAAGCCGAAACCGTTCTTGCCTCCAACAATCTTCTTCTCGTCCTTGTTGTAATTCGTGGATGTTCTTAGATGTCCGAAAATCAGCTCGGGAATGTAGACCTTGTATTCGGGATGTTCGGCTATATCAATACCGTTACCGTCATTAATCATAATAATTGTACCGTCGTCCTCAATCGATATGTCAATATAAGATACTGGTATCGAATTTGGTTGCCCGGCTTTAACAGCAGTGTCCATACGAATAACATGGTCTCTACAATTTACAACGCCTTCATCAAACAACTTGAATAGACCGGGAATATATGTCATGTTTCTTTCGACAATCTTTTCTTCAGCGCTTTTTGCTTCGCTTTTTGCTTCGCTTAAAACCCACAAGTCCGCCTCTACTTTCTCAACAGAACCTATATATGTGTCCGGATTGTCCAATATATGTTGCTTATCGGTCTTTTGCTGATATTTGCTCGAAAGCTCTTCATCCGTCTTATTCATATTCGATTTAGTATTAGTATTAGTATTATTCTTTAAAGAAGTATTGCTCATTCTATTTATTCTATTATACATTTTAATATTGTGTTTATATATTTTTCAATTTTTATTCTTTTATTTTTGTATTTTTCTATTATTTATATTTTGTTCACTTTATAAAAATAACTTTATAAAGTAGAATATCAAGAATGACAGGACGGAGACAATTTACCCCTGGAAGAAAGGGAAACTTAAGCAAATTATTACGTAAATTATATTATTGTCAGACTAAAATAATTCAGCCTGAACCTGAGCCAGAACCTAGTCCTGATCCTGGTCCTGATCCTGGTCCTGGTCCTGAACCTGGTCCTGGTCCTGAACCAATAGTACCGTTTTTTGGTAACGGTTTCACATATACATATTCCGAAAATATGTATACAATTGTATTCAATAACAATGGAAATATTACGTTTATCAATGATTATATTATTGAATATTTAATTGTTGGCGGCGGTGGTGGCGGGGGGTCAGCTGGAACAAATGATGG